TCGGTAACTCAACTGGCTAGAGTAATTCCCTTTTAAGGAATAAGTTTTGGGTTCAAGTCCCAAGCGACCCACCAAAAAAATCGGTTAGATAGCTTAACGGCAAAGCAGTAGTCTCTTAAACTATTGATGATGGTTCGATTCCTTCTATCAGCTCCATTTAGTTTATTATTATTAACAAAGGTAAGCATGGTAGGATTTTTCTCTCGAAAAAAAAGCAACAAACCAGAAAATGACCCAGTAGGTGTTTTTAACAGATTTTATGATGCAATCGAAAAAGATGAATTGCGTTATAGACACTACTACCAATGCGGTTTTTTAAAAACTCTATTCTCAGAAATGGAAACAGTAGATCAAAAAACAAACCAACTGAAATATGCAAGAATGTGCAATCTTTGTAAAAATTCAAAAACTTATGACGCTATACAGGTAGATCGTAGAGTTAAAAGAGCACCCTTGACACGAAATTAGTTCTGTGTTAATGTGTTAACAGACTTAAAGATATAATTAAGAGGCGAAAAATAAATGTTCAACTATTTTAAAACACACTCTCAAGTAAGAAATGTCGTCTTGAACAGCGACATGCCTCTTTAATGATCTTCTACCGAAAGTCTAACTTGAGAGTTTTTTGTATTTAATTAGCATTTAAAGGATAAGACCATGCCAAAAACAACCATACCGAACCCTCCAATAAATAAGATGATACTGAAGCAATTTAAGGCATTGCTTGAAAAAGACGAAATTGCTCTTTATAAGATGAAGAAAAACGAAGAACTACTTTCTTGTAGGCGACAACTTGCACTTGCCTTTACCAATATTCAACAAGTTAGGTTCTGGATAGATGAAGCAATAAAGCGTATAGACAAAGTAAATAAAGTTGGTTATGAAAGCAAAAAATTAAATGAGCGAAAGGAGTAAAATGAGTGGATTCAATTTTGAAGGGACAGCAGATGGCAAGGGGAACGATGATCAGATTCTAGTTCATTTCAATGGAGCCAAGGGGTATGAGTATTTGGTTTTCTGCATAAGAAAAAAGGATGAAAAGGTATGGGGTAAAGTTGTTGAATTGAGTTTTGAAGACACCAAGAAATTTATTAAAGCATTAAAGGAAAGTGGTATTTAATCAATTGTGTACCAGAAAAAGAAAATAATACCATCTGAACTAAAAGTACAATTTATTATAGAGTGCATTTTAAATGGAAATTGACGAAATTCTTGATAGTCCTATATCCTATCATCGTGTTTTAGTGACACTAACAGGCAGTGTTACAGTGGCAGTTATGCTTTCACAAGCACTTTATTGGTCAAAACGAACAACTTTAAAAGATAACTGGTTTTACAAATCACAAAAAGAATGGCAAAAAGAAACTGGCTTGACTAGACGAGAACAAGAAACTGCACGAAAAAAGGCAAAGAAATACCTTCATACAGAACTTCGTGGTGTACCAGCAATACTTCATTATAAAGTAGACAAAAAACAACTTTTGACAGACTTGATTGCACGAAAGCGCCATACTAGTATGGCGGAAAGCGCCAAACTTGATTGCACGAAAGCGCCAAACATCCATACAGAGACTACTACAGAGATTACTACAGATACTATTAAAATTGAAAAAACCAATTTTAAAGGTGCTGTTTTTCCTAAGACAGAAACCGAAGAATCACAGAAGAAAAGAAAGAAAAGAGAAACCCTAGACAAAGATTTTGGTAAATATACGCCAATACTACGTGAGTTCTTTAGAAGAAAGAAGTATCGAGCCTACAAAGATTCTAAGTTTACCAAGCCAAATATGCCAAGGTGGTGTAAGGCGGCTAGACAACTTTACGAATGTGCAGGTGAAGATATGAATTTCGCGGTAAGTTGTTTGAATGAATTGGCTACGTATTACGAAAAGAAGAATTTGAACTGGTCTTTAGAGACGATAATTAAAGCATATCCAGATCACTTTACTGATAAAAGATTACAAGGGCAATTATATGACCACGCAGACACCTAGAGCGTTACCTCAAAACATAGATGCTGAAATTTCTGTTTTGGGTTCGTGCTTACTTGATAAACAAGCAATCGTTACAGCAAGCTCGTTCTTGCTACCAAATGATTTTTACAAAGGAACTCATCGTGTGATTTTCCAAACGTTACTTGATATGCACGAAGAACAATTACCTGTAGACCTCGTAACTGTTGCTTCTGAACTAAGAAATAAAAATAAGCTAGAGCTAATCGGTGGCGCAACGTACCTTTCAAACATATTGTCAACCGTTCCAGCTGCTATTCATGTTGAACACTATTCGAAAATTGTACACGAAAAAGCTCTAAGACGTGAATTAATAGAAGCTGCCGAAGAAATTGGCGATATATCATACGATGAAAGTACCGATATAGATGATGTCTTTTTTGAATCGTCAAGCAAAATTGTAGACATTGCAAGCAGTAAAGCTTTTGGCAATGTACCAAACTTAGAAAATCAAATTATAAATTATAGAATAGAGCTAGAAAAAAGAATAAATAAAGAGCAAGAGTGTTTGAGTTATGGCTTTACAGAGATGGATAAAATGCTACCAGCAATGAAAGCTGGTGACATTATCGTAATCTGTTCACGTCCTGGAGTTGGCAAATCTATGTTTGCGCTGAACATAGCTCAGAAAATAATGAAAGCAGGTGGTGGAATACTTTTCTTCTCTCTTGAAATGTCTGCAAATGAAATGATTGATCGCTGTATAGCTAACGATACTTCGATAGACTCGCTTAAAATAGAAAAAGGTGAAGTTGGAATAGAAAACCTAGAAGAAGCAATTAGTCAAATACAGAATTTACCCTTTTTCTTAGTAGCCGAAGGCTCTTATGACCTAGCAAATATCAAAGCACTTGCCGAATCAATCAAGCGCTACGCCCCTTTAAAACTCGTAATAGTTGACCATATTGGTCTGTTGAAATCAGAAGGCAGAAGCCTCTACGAAAAAACAACAAACTTAAGCAGGGGCATGAAGCGCATGGCTATGGAAATGCAACTGCCCATGTTAGAATGTGTCCAATTAAACAGGTCACGTGAAAATCAAGCAAGTAACTTACCTACGCTTTCTTCTCTCAGAGATGCGGGAGCATTAGAAGAAGACGCCAACGTAGTTATCGGCTTACATCGTGATTTAACAGATAAAGAAGTGATAAATGATTTAAAAGTTATTATCTTAAAAGCTCGTAGTGGTAAAACAGGTAAAATAGATATGATTGTAAAGCCAGAATTCTCACGTATAACAGACAAATCTTTCATCAGCGATGAGCCAGCCTATACCAAAGATGTAGAAGAAGAAGAAATAGCAAGACAACCGGTACAAACAGCATTAGAAGATAACAAAGCACATACGGCGAAAGAAGAAAAACTATTTGATGAATTTAACAATTGAGGGAAAAAATGCAATGGACTGATAAAATGATAGACGAAAAGATAGCAAGTCTAAAAAAAACTGAAACAAAAAAAGAAGTTTGTCCACAATGCGGTTCTGAAAATTACATCAAGGCAGAAGGCTGTTCGATTTGCCAAGACTGCCAATATAGTCCTTGTAGAGGTTAAAAAACATGAACGAATCTTATGTTGAAATACCATTAGACACACAACCTAGAAAGTGTACGAGTTGCAACGAAAAAGTATTTTGGGTGAAAACAAAGCAAGGTAAATTTATACCGGTTGATTATGACGGTACACCCCATTGGCTAACTTGTGCCAAAAAAGGTAGTCACAGAAAAAAGTAAATAGGAGAAGATATGAGTTACGGTGCGCCAGAATATGATGAGTACTTAGACGCTTTTAAGTGCGAGCTGTGCGATAAGTTTTTTAGAAGCTTGTCTAACCACGTACTACCTAAGCACAAGATAACAATAAAACAGTACAAAGAGATGTTTGGCTTTAACAAGCAGTTCGGCTTCATTGGATATAAAGCTAGAAAAACAATGTCTGAAAAAGCTAAGAAGAACAACAACTTATCAAAAGTAAAGCACTGGAATCGTGCCAAGCCAGGAGACGCACGTTGTGTCGGCAAACTAAGAGCACAAGCTCATAAAATTAAAGAGTATAAACCTATTAGCATAAAGGCTGGAAATGACGAATTTTGAAAAAACCATCGCTGAATTGAAAAAAAAGTTTGGCGAAAAAAGTATAGGTAGAGCTAGCGAAATGAACTTAACAATAAATCGTGTCCCTACTGGTTCAATGTGGTTAGATTGGGCAACAGGTGGTGGATTTCCATTAGGGCGAATGGTAGAGATATATGGACCGTTCGGCACTGGTAAAACGATGATAGGGTTGCTTACGATAGCAGAAGCCCAGAAACAAGGCTTACAGTGCGCCCTGCTAGACGCTGAGAAGGCATTTGATGAGAAACATGCTAAACGTTTAGGTGTAAACACAGACGAGCTAATAATTACTCAAATAAGTCAGGGCGAAACGGTAGGTGATATAGCCATCAAGATGATAGAAGCAGGTTTTGACTTGGTTTTTATTGATAGCGTTTCTAGCCTAGCACCGTTAGTAGAAATAGACGAGAACATGCAAAAGATGACAATTGGATTGCAAGCTAGATTGATGAGTAAGCTTATGCGTAAGATGACAGCGGTTAACAAGAAAACTTTAGTGATATTTGCCAATCAATTACGAATGAAAATCGGTGCTTACGGTAATCCAGAAACTACAAGCGGTGGCGAAGCACTTGGCTATTATGCGTCTATCAGAATAGATGTTCGACGTGGTGACTTCTTAGTTGACAAGCAGAAAAACCGTGTTGGACAAAAAGTAAAGTTCAAGGTTACCAAGAGCAAAGTCGGTAGACCACACTTGAACGGTTCTTTTAAGTATATCTACGATCCGCCTACTATTGATTTTTACACAGAGCTTATTTCTCTCGCTGCTTTAACTCGTACGATGAGTAGACGTGGGGCTTGGTACGATGTGCTTGGTGAATCTTTTCATGGTATGTCTGCGGTAGAAGATAAATTACGTGAGGACGAAAAATTCTTTAAAGCTTTAAAAAAAGAGGTATTCAAGGATGGATTTGGAAGAACGATTTATGTTCCTGACGAAGATGTTGATTCGGGCGACCAAGTGGATGAAGACGCACCCGAACGACCCAAAAAGAAAAAGGCTGCTAAATGAGATGAAGCCACTAGCCGAAGAATATAAAACACTTAAACCAGCCTACGACGTATTTGTAAAAGAAGGAAAGCAAAAATGCACAATAATAAATTAGAACTAATCGACAAAATTGTATTTACGATTGCCACCATTTTAATGTTAGGTATGATAGCAACATTAATAATACAAGGTGATTTTCGCAATGTCGTTTTCGCAGGGTTAACCTTATGTTGGATGGGTTTATACTGGTTTAACTCAAGGAGATTGATACGTATGTATGAAGATAAAATCTCTGTTGAGTTTGTGGTTAAATCTTCAAAAAAAGGTTTTACAAAAAAAGAAATGAAAAATATTAAACAACAATTAGATAATTTATTAGCCAAGGTGCTAAGTGAGTACACAGGCAAAGTGGAGAAAGAAACAAATACGTGACGCTAAAGATTTTCACGGTAAAGAAACCCCTCGTTCTGGTGGTTTTTGGGCTTTCGCTGGAGACGTTACGTGTGGCGAGGTTTTTGAATCGTTACTTGTAGAGAGCAAACAAACTGATAAAAAAAGTTACAGCGTTACCTGTAACACATGGGATAAGATTACTCACGAAGCCTTACTAGATGGAAAAATGCCGATGATGTCGGTTGAGATTCAAGGTCGTGAGTTAATAATACTTAACAAGCATGATTTTATTAGTTTATTGGAGGGCTAAATGTCAAAGAAAACAAAGTCACACAAAATCCAAGATGAAGAAATCATTACGATTTTCAAAGAAAACCCTTGGTTAGCGAGAGCAATCGACAGCTTAACTTATGGATTAAAAGGTGACAAACTAAAAGTTTTAAATACTGTCACCAAGTATATTAATCAATTAGGAGAATAGTATGAAAAAGTTTATGACAAGAGTTGATATTATGTTTTATCAAGATCATGGCTTAACTTACCAAGCCGTGTCGTCACGTGGTCTACGTTTCGAAAACTGTATAGATGAACAAGAATTAAATAGTTTAGTTGATGCTTTTAGAACGCAAAATTCACGTTATTCTTCTAGATATACTTTACCGTTTTCAGATTATAAAAGTTTAGACAAGAACAAACATTTATGTCTAAATCTAGAAGATATACAATTTATTATGTACTAAAGGTGAAAAATGGATTTAAAAGTTAAAATTGAAGATGATATAGAATTAAGAAAATATATCAAAGACTGTATAAGAGGTCAGGTCAAAAGTATTGTTAGAAAAGAGTTTGTCGAAATGGTTCACGAAGAATTAGAACGTAAATTAAAAGGAGTAAACAATAAAAACTTTGACAAATTGTTACGCTCTACGATAAGAGATGTCGTTAAAGAATATTATCTTTTCAGATTAACTGAATGGAACGATAGTATTGTTGTACCCATGGTGCAAAAAATTGTTGATGAAAAATTAAAAAAGATGAATTTTAGAAATCTCATAAACAAAGCTGCTGAACGAAAAATAGCGCAATTAGTTTTTAATACTATAGGAAAAGGAAAAGCATGATTAGAAAATTAGCGTCAATACAAAAGATTGCAGACCTGCAACCAATTAAGGGTGCTGATAGAATTGAAGTCGCCACCGTTCAAGGTTGGCATGTTGTAGTCAAAAAAGGTGAATTCAAAATAGGGGATTACTGTGTTTATTTTGAAGTTGATAGTTTGTTACCTGTTATACCAGCGTTTGAGTTTTTAGCGGATAGAGGTGTTAGAACAATAATTGGTAAAGACCATAAAGAACATTCTGGTTATCGTCTACGCACTATTAAACTACGTAAACAAATCTCACAAGGATTAGCTTTACCAGTTAGTGCATTTGCAGATGTTTTAAAAGTTTTAGATGAAGGTAAAGACGTTACCAAAAAACTAGGCGTTATTAAATACGAAAAAATTATAGAACAGCGCAATACACCTGCTTCACGTAAACCAGTGATATTCCCAGACTGGTTACCAGTTAAGATTGGTATGTTCATTAAGAAGTTGTTGCCAAAACTTGCGATAAAACTTTGGGGGCGTAACTTGCAACGGTTTCCTTCATACATACCTAAAACAGATGAGACTCGTTTGCAAAACGTGCCAGAAGTACTTCAACGCCACGCAGAAAAACGGTTCTACGTAACAGAAAAAATAGATGGTTCGAGCATAACTGTTTTCATAAAAAATGGTGAAGTATGGGTATGCAGTAGAAATATAATGTATCCAAAAGATGAGAATAACAAATTCTGGAAACCAATTCTAAAATCTGGTTTATACGACAGATTTAAAGATTACAACGAAGCAGTTGCGTTACAAGGTGAATTAGTCGGTCCTAGTATTCAAAGCAATAGATTATTGCTTAAAGAGAACGATGTCTATTTCTTCAATGCTTACAACTTCAAAACTGGTAGGTATGTTGATTACCCAAACTTCAAACTTCTTTGTAACATCTTGAATGTTAAAACAGTGCCAGTCATAAGCGAAGATTTTAAGCTTTTGCCAACTGTTGATGAAATGGTCGAATATGTTACCAAAAAGTCATTAATTGCGCCTACAGAATGGCTAGAGGGCATGGTGTTTCGCCCACTGGTAGAAAAACAAGACGAAGAACTTGGTAGATTATCGTTCAAGGTAATTAACAACGAGTACTTGCTAAAACATGGTGAGTAAAAATAGTATTTGACACAAAAGATATTCTATGGTACTCTACAGTTAGATTATTGATTAACGAAGTAACAACGCAATGAAAAAACTAAGAACCGTAGTCTATGTTGAAAAAGAATCATACCTCAATTTAAGGTCAATTCTAATCTTTAAAGAGATGCCAGTATCAACGTGGATGCAAATACAAATTGACAATTATTTAGCGAAAGAAAATGGAAAACATAAGAAAAAAGCTGATAACAGAACCGCAGATTAAAAAGATACAAGCAATTATTTCTAACTTGTATGATAAAAAGACCGCTGAAGAAATACGAAGTAAGCTAAAAACACACTATGTAATTCCTTCATTTTGGCAACTAACAAAAGAAGAAGCAAGCCAAATCATAGAAAAACTACTTAGGGTAGAAGCTGAACGAAACAAAGATCAACCCAAATTATTATAAGAAAACTCAAATGGAAGAAAAAAAAGAATCTGTCGGTATCTTAAAAGGTATATCAAGTTGTGCATTTGTGCTGGTGCTATTGTTTGTTTCTTGTTTTGCTATTTGTTACACTATCGCTCTGGCGGTTTCTGTTGCACTTAAATTAGCATTCTAAAGGTCGAGTAATTAAAGTATTAAAGTAAGAAAGTTAAAATGGTTAGATTTTATTTCGCAATTGGTTTGATAGTAGGTGTTGCCGTTATTGTTACGGCTAAATACTTGGGCGATTACTTAGTAAAAAAGTTAGTAGAAAAAGAATTAAAAAAAAGGAACATGAAAAATGAACAATGCTAAAAGTTTTATAGGTTTGTTTTTGGTGCTTGTAGTGTTAATATTGGTTGGTATATTCATGCCGTTTACCATCGTTAAGGCAGGTAATGTAGCAGTAATAACTCAATACGGAAAAGTAGAAGGTATCTTTGAAGAAGGTTTGCATTTTTACAATAACTTTACAAAAGATATCACCAAGTACAACGTAAAAATTCAAAGAGAAGATAACGAGGCTGCTGCCGCTAGTACAGACATGCAGACGGTACAAGCGAACGTAGCACTAAATTACCATCTACAAAGAGACAAGGTTGCAGAACTTCACAAGAACGTAGGTACGAAGTACAAAGATACTTTAATCGATCCAGCAATTTCAGAGTCAATCAAAGCTTCGACTGCTCAATTCACTGCTCAAGAACTTATTCAGAAGCGTGAAGAACTTAAGCAAGTTATTAAAGATAATCTTAGTAAGCGTTTAGAACTATATGGAATAATCATTGATGATGTTAGCATCGCCAATCTTGATTTCTCACCAGAATACAATGCAGCCATTGAACAGAAACAAGTAGCTCAACAAGGGTCAGAACAACAAAAATACGAAGTAGAAAAAGAGAAACTCTTGGCTGAACAGAAGGTTGCAAAAGCAGAAGGTGAATCACAATCTCAAATCATCGAAGCAGAAGGTAAAGCACAAGCACAAGATTTGCTTAACAAAACAATTACACCAGACTTGCTTGAATTACGCAGAATTGAAAATGAAGCGTCATCAATCAGTAAATGGGACGGTAAACTACCCACACAAATGTTACCAAATTCGACGGTACCGTTCATAAATCTAGACATAGCAAATTAACATAATTTAGGACAGCGATAAAAGAGTTACTTCGATCAAAAAGACACTCTTTTAAATTTTCTTCCTAAAACTGCACATTACATATTAACGGACAGCGATAGAAGGGATACTTCCACTCTAATGGAGAGGTCATTGGTTCGATTCCAATTATTACCTTCGGGTAATATAGCTCAATGGCAGAGCACTACAATCTCCCTTCTAAACTTTCTTCCGTTATTGATCTCACTCAGGGCAGCGAGATAAAAGTTACTCCGGTTAAAATATCCTAACAGATATGATAAGGTTCGATCCCTTAAAGCATACTTGTAAGAGTACGCTCACGCTTGCAAGAGCGTACACACTTTTATCGACTTTCTCCCTTGAATAAAAAACCCCTTTAACGAATGGGCAGTGATACATGAGTTACTCCATAACCTTCCAAATGTTAACACAGCACTCTTGTAAACTTTCTCCCATTCATTTGAAAATAACTAGTTACTTCTCTTAAAAGGAGACAGCGAAATGTCAAAATTCTCAACAAAAGCAGTTGGTACAAAAACAGAAAATCTAGCAGGTGGTGAGGCTTTTAGCCAATCACCAGAACTAGTATTTGTATCAATTTTATTAACATCATTCGTCAAAGACCAATACTATCGTGACGAAAATGAAACGCTTACAATTCTATGCAGTTTGATAGAACGCCTAGACAAAAAGTTTGTTGCAAAAGCAGCTATCTTTGCCCGTCAAGAATTTGGAATGCGTTCTATTTCTCATGTAGTAGCTGGTGAAATCGCCAAACAAGTAAAAGGCGAAGAATGGACTAAATACTTCTACAATAAAGTAGTACATCGTGTAGATGATATTACAGAAATCATTGCGTACTACTTAAGTAAATACGGCAAGCCATTACCAAACTCTCTTAAAAAGGGTTTGTCGCTTGCTCTAGGTAACTTTAACGAATACCAAATCGCTAAATATCGTGGTGAAAAACACGAGCTTAGTTTGGTTGATGCTGTTAACATGATTCATCCAGTACCAACAGCAAAAAATGCGAAGGCATTGGAAAAGCTGATTAAAGATACACTACGTTCAAAAGATACATGGGAAGCAAAACTAACAAAAGCTGGTGAGTCAGAAAACAAAGAAGAAGCAAAGGCAGAAGCTTGGAAAGAGCTTATCACTAGCAAAAAAATAGGTTCTTTTGCATTGCTACGTAACCTACGTAACATCATTGAACAGTCACCAGAAATGGTTGACCAAGCTTGTGAGCTGTTGGTAGATGAAAATAGAATCAAGAAATCTCTTATATTACCATTCAGATTCAAAATTGCTATGCATGAAATTGAACAACTATCTAGCCCTAAAGTTAGAAAGGTTATTACGTCTATCTCAGAAGCGGTCGAGATATCTTTGGCAAACGTACCGAAGTTTGATGGAAGAACTCTAATAGCCCTTGACGAGTCTGGCTCTATGAACGGTAAACCTATTAAAATCGGTTCTCTGTTTGCTGCTATTCTCTACAAAACAAACGACGCTGACTTAGTAACGTTCTCAAATGATGCACGATTCAAAAACCTGAATCCAGGCGATTCTACGATGTCTATTGCACAACGTTTAGAAGATGACGCAATAGAAGGTGGTACTAACTTCCACTCTATCTTTAACATCGCAAAAGAAAAATATGACCGCATAATTATCTTATCTGACATGCAAGGTTGGATACATCACGATAATCCTACCAGCAGTTTTAGCTACTATAAAGAACGTACTGGTGCTGATCCTATGGTCTATTCTTTTGACTTGCAGGGGTATGGCACAATGCAGTTTCCTCAACGTAACGTTTTTTGCATCGCTGGGTTCTCTGAAAAGATATTCTCAGTTATGGAAATGCTAGAACAAGATAAAAACGCACTAATACAAAAAATCAAAGAAATAAAACTGTAGATAATTACCCCAGAGAGGTCTCTTTAGACCAGCCCCCATTCTGCTTTCCATGTAGGTAGGTAGAGTGTGGGAGTGAAAAAGCTTACAAATTAAAAAAGGTTACCATGAAAATTTTAGAAGATAACGGTTTTGTTTATAACGCAAAAACACAGGTATATGAGAATAAGACTTTTGATAGAATTATTAGTGTTGATTTTGCAAAAACTGTTCCAGCAGATAAACTACAAGCGTGGGTAGATAGCGGTTTTAAGTTATTTGCACACGAATTAGTAGAAGAAATAAAACTAAGCCCAAAACAAAGTCCGGCTAACAAAGATGTGCAAACAGCTCAATTAAAAACTGGCATGAATTTTTTGCAAGCATTACGTGAAGTGAAAAATGGCAAAAAAATACACAAGTTAGAGTGGAAAGACAAAAACTATTATGGTTTTATGAATGACGATATTCTTTCACTTCACAAACCCGATGGAAGGAACTATAAATGGATTGTTAACAGTGGTGACATGGCAGGCAAAGATTGGATTGTAGTCTAATGAACGATAATTCTGATACAGCCGTATATTGTTGTTGTTTTACTTCTGTACTTATATTTCTTGCTCTTGTTTTTATAGTTCTGCTAGGAATATATCTAGCTAGTTTAATCTAAAAGGGGCTTATGAAAATTCTCGCATTTGATCCTGGAAGTATTTATTTTGGGGTAAGTGAAATAGAAGACGAGAGGCTTAATTTCGCTAAAGATTTTCATTTCAAAGGTAAAGACATAAAAATACGCTATCAACAAGTAGCCAAAACAATTGCTAATTTTTTGCACGTAGGCATACCTGATTATTACGCTATAGAAACCACTTGGTTCGCTCCTTATGCAAAGAATGCAGCCAGCGCCATCAAGATTTCAATAGTACGTGGTATTGTTATAGGTGCTATTTTTACCCACAACCCAAAAGCTAAAATCATAGACATTACACCGATGGAGTCACGTAGTTGCTTCAGCCTTGGTCGCTCTGCTAAAAAAGAAGATGTACATAAAGCAATGCAACGTGAGCACAAGTATTTTGATTTTGGTACGACTAGAGAGGATAGTAGAGACGCATGCGCAATTGGATTAGCCGCTTACTACAAAGCATTACGACTAGAAGCCGTGCAGACAAGTATGCTCTAGTTGTTTATTCATATCAAGACCAAGTTGAATCTTTGCTAAAAATAGTATCTAAGCTAGAAAAGAAGATAGCTTCAAATAAGCAAAAGGTATCTGGTCTTGTTCTTAAAATTTCAAATTTAAACCTAGAAGTTGCAAAGTACAAAAAGATATGCGGGTTCATGAATAAAGGAATGAGTTATGCCGCAGCAAAAAGAAAAGTTGAAGCATTGATGGAGCAACTCAAGAAAGAGACAAATAAGAAAGATGTTAAGATGAAATGCCCGAAAAATATAAAAAGAATGTACAAAGAATTAGCCAAAATATATCACCCAGACAAGAATAAAAACAGCAAAATGATGGCAAAAATAAACAAAGCATACAGGCAAGGCAACTATGATTTTATAATCATGCTTTATGTAAAACACAATGTAAATTCAGCGGAATCTTTTAAAAATTTAGAATTTAAGCACAGACAAATAAAAGATTCGGAGTGGTTAAAAAACGTTAAGACTATACGTAAAGAAAAAAAGCAAAAAGTTGAAGCGTTAGAGTCTATAGTTGAAGAAATGAAAGAAAGATGTATAACACATGTTCCAAATCCATGGTCTGTCGGTAGTAGTTTATATATGAGGTATTAAGTGTCAAACAATTCTATTTCTAAGCAAACTTTCTTGGCGGTTATGTATGCCATAAAAAAACAAGCAAAAAAAGAAGATACTTTCGTAAAAGCAATGAAAAGTGTTCTTGATGGTAATTTTATAGGAACACTTTCCGATGATATTTTAAACATTTTACTTAAAGTACTTGAAGAAATTTATGACGATACCATTAGTTATTTTCTCTACGAACTTGATTTTGGTAAAAAAGATCACAATTCAATGATGGTAAATAATAAAGTAGTACCACTCTCAAACGTAGAAGATTTATGGAATTATTGTAATGGATTAAAAAAATGAAATTTCAAGACCAAGTTGTTAGAGTACCTATGGACAAAGTGAAGATAAATGACTACAATCCATTCGAGATGGATAAAGAAACAATGGCAAGAGAAGTAAAGAGCATAAAAGATGATGGTTTTATTGGAGCGATTGAAGTACGTAACGACCCAGACAACGAAAATTGTTATATCATCGTAGACGGTGAACAACGCTATACGGCTGCTACTAAGCTTGGCTACACAGAGATACCTGTCATCGTAACTGGCAAAGACAACCTCAAAGACGCTAAGATTACCACAATCAAGCGTAACACGCTTAAAGGCAACGTAGACACGCTTAAAATGGCTTCTCTGATTAGTAATCTAATGAAACAAGATAACGTTACCGTGCAAGAACTTTCTGAAGAACTTGGCTGGTCTGATGATACCATCACAAGATTGGCAACCATGGACGACCCCCCACCTCTAGATGAACCAATCATTCCACTAACAGAAGATATACCGATTGACAAAGAGTTTAAAATACTGCTTACATTTAACGAAGAACAATGGGCAATACTGCTGAAAACATTACAGAAAGTACAAGGTGAAAGTAATTCAGAAAAAATTATCTACTTATGTGAACACCTAAATGGCTAAAGACGTAAAAAGTTTACAAAAGAGCAGAGAGAAAAGGCTTGAGATTATACAAAAATATGGTTGTGTACCAACATCTGTTTGGGAAGCTAATCATAGCAAAAACGGCAATATTATTCAGCACAAAAAGACCCAAGCAAACATCTCTTTTGAAAAACATAAAGAAATGGATTACGATAAAACGCTCTACGGTGTATTTGATATTTCGGGTCGTTCGGTACGTGGCAAAACATCTGGTTTCAGCACGTTTCCTTACAATATCTGTAAGCGCATAGTCCTGTTCTACTCAGAAGAAGGTGACTTAGTACTAGACCCATGTGCAGGTCACAACAGTAGAATGCAAGCAACTTATTCTCTAGGTAGAAACTACATAGGCTATGATGTTTGCGAAGAATACATGGAGTTCAACGAAGCAATTAAACAAGAGATAACAGGTAAAGGCGACCAATCTCTAATGTTCAAAACCCCCTATACGATCACCCTTAGAAAACAATCATCTGAAAAAATGGTTGAAGAAGACAATTCTGTTGACATGGTTTTCACAAGCCCACCATATTGGGATTTAGAGTTTTACGATGACAGCCAAGAACAGCTTGGATATAATCATACCTACGAAGAATTCTTAGAGGGCATGAAGCGTATACTCTCAGAATCTCATCGTGTATTAAAATCTGGTAAGTATTGCGCCATCAACATCAATGATTTTAGAAAGAAAGGAAAGTTCTACTCGTACCATTCTGATATTATCAAAATGGGTGAAGCGGTTGGTTTTAAGGTTCACGATGTTATAATTATCAAATGGAAAAATTCACTAGGTGCTTGTTTTGCAAGTCAGATAGAAGAACGACGCATGACGGCTAAAATTCATGAGTATTTAATTGTATTCAAAAAAGGATAGAGCATGACCCAACCCAAAACACAAGTTGATATATTAGAAAGTATTATAGCAAAGATGAGCCACGAAGAATTAGAAATGATTCGGGCTGAAAAATCAAGACTACTAGAAGCAACATACCATTGGGAAACTCTATTAGGAGCCATAGATGACGCTGAAGCTTTGAATAAAAAAATTACAGTTCAATTAAACAAAACCGAATCGGCAATACAAATGTATACAGAAGATATAGAAAATAGATTTTTCAACAATGCTGAAAAAGCACAGAAATTCGCTAGGGAGACGTTGAGTAAAGAAGATGAAGAAGATTTGCCGAGATGGGAAATAAAATTAAAAAATGATGGAACTTGGAGTATAATATAATGAAAAGAGAAGAACGGTTGCAACTGTTAAAAAGAATTTCGGCTAAAATAAGACACCTTCAATTCGAACAAAGCGTTACTAGACTCACTGATGATATTGATAAAACTATGCTTAAAACTAAAACAATTAGAGAAGCAAAGAGAGAGTTCAGTAAACAATCACAACTCTACAGAAAACAATTAAAAAGGAAAAAAACCTTATGACAGTAATTGTAGGTATAAAAACAAAAGATCGTGTTTATATAGGAGCTGACAGTCTCGGTTCAAATATCCGCAGCAAATTAGAATATAAAAATAGCAAGGTGTTTACCAATGGTGATTTTCTCATTGGATTTACTTCTAGCTGGCGTATGGGGCAACTATTACGTTATAAATTAGAGATTCCAAATCCAAATGATAGTATATTTAGGTTTATGGTTTGCGACTTTATTGATGCCGTGCGTATATGTTTAAGAGAAAATGGATACATGAGTATTAAGGATAATAGAGAAAGCATTGGCACATTTTTAGTTGGTTATAAAAATCGTTTATTTAAAATAGAAAACGATGCTCAAGTAGGTGAAATGGAAGAAGAATATAGTGCCTGTGGTTGTGGTGAAGATTTTGCCCTAGGAAGTCTATACTCAAGTATAGATTTAAAGAAACCAGAGTCACGCATTAAAAAAGCAATAGAAGCAGCAAAACATTTTTCACCGAATGTTGGTGGAAAAACTGTTATATTATCAACTAAACGAGATACAAAATGATAGTTGACCATTACTCTTACAGTTCGCACAATACCTATGTAGCATGTCCAAAGAAGTTCGAATTGTCAAAACTTCATCCAGAACTTAAAGGCGTGATGCCAGACTATGTTACGTTTGGCTATGACTATCACAAAGCAGTTGAGAACTACCACAACAAAGAAGTTTATAATTATGAACTAATTGAAAAATACACCGAACAAATACCACAAGATTTTTTTGAAGATGTTGAATTGACGCTTAGAAATTACTTAGTTGATATTGACACTGGTGAAAAAATAGATGTTCCGTTCGTAATGAGGATAGACGGGGTTAACGAGAAGGGGCTTTACGATCTCAAAACCACCTCGAACACACTCAGTCAAAGTGTTTTAAACAAATCAGACCAAGCTACACTTTATTGTTATGCTTGGTATTTGTTGTTTGCAAAAATACCGATATTCAATTATATTATCTATAGCAAGAAGAAAAAGACAATAATTTTCAAAGAAACGTATCGTTCCGAGAAGAACTTTAGAGAGTTTTTTAAGAAAATGAAAGAGTTTGATGAAAAAGTAAAAAATAATGTATTTCCTAAAACTATAGGTTGGCAATGTCTACGTTGCCCTTTTGCAGAATATCATTGCTTAAATAAATCGCTACTTGAGGTTTTAAGAAAAACTAATGGCAAACTCCAATAAAGAAGCTAAAACAATAAACACCCCTAATGGAAAAGTACGTATCGACCCAAAAGGCAAACTAGTGCCTTTTGTAGAAAACGTACCAGTACCGTCTATTCAATCAGAAGAAGAATTGAACCTAGACGCCATTAGAAGGCAGAAGGTGCGTGAGTTTATGAATATGGGCTATAGAGCCGAAGAAATCGTACGCATACTAGAACGAGGCGTTGAAATCAACGGTAAACACACAGAGCTAAAAGTTACTTTAGGTTTAATAAGAACAGACTTAGATTTCATTAAAAGCGAAATAGCTGCGTCTGACATAGACTTTTCGAGCAAAAGAGCAGGTGTTATGGATAAGTATTCTTACTTGTACAAACTTGCCATTAAAGAATATCAAAAAGCTAGTGTTGGCGAAGAATCAGGACAAAGTAGGTCTAGCTTCCTTAACGCAGCTAGAGCCATTCTCGATAAAATATCAGAATTAGAAGGATTGAACCTTGGTAAAAAAGGTGACATGAACGTTAATATCTTAAATCAACAACAAGTTGTAAATTTTGCCAATGAAGCAAGAAACTTACCAATAGAGGACAGAGGTGCGATTATCTCCGCAATTGATACAGTTCTTAAAGAAAGCAACACGTAGCGAATTAGAAAACATGAAGTGGTTGCTTGAGAACTCCGAATATGAACATAAACCCGTTACAATGGAAGAATACCTTGATAACGATTTTTTCACGACACCACAAGACAAACCTAGATTAAAAAATAGAGAAATTCTAATAGATTTTTTTGACAAGGGTGATTACGACGAAATGTTGTTTATAGCTGGAATAGGTAGTGGAAAAAGTTACCTAAGTTCTATGGCTATTTCATATGTTATCTATCGCTTGCTTTGTTTGAAAAACCCACAAAAATCGTTGATGTTAGGTAAGAATACAAAAGTTGCTTTCATCAATATCTCAACAAGTAAAACACAGGCAAAAGACGTTGTATTTGGAGAAATCAAAAACCGCATAGATAACAACCAATGGTTTCAAACATATTACCCACCAAACCGACGCATAAAAAGTTATTTGAAATTCAAGAAAAACATTTTCGTTTTGCCATTAGGTTCAAATGAACAAGCACCTTTAGGTTATAATATATTTGGAGCAGTTTTAGACGAAGCTTCATTTCACGTACAAACAAAAGACAAAGATTACGCCGAAGAATCATACAACCAAATAAAAAAACGTATTCTTTCTCGTTATGAAGACGTACGTATTAAGGAGCGTGGCATGATGTTTATTATTACGTCACCACGTTATATTTATGACTTCGCTGAAACAAAGTATCGTGATGATACAAACCCTAAACTATACAAAACACGCTTGGCTCTTTGGGATGCTAAGCCAGCAGAATCGTATTGTGGTAAAAAGTTTGATCTTGGTAAGTACTTAAGTGAAATGGCTGGGACTTTGGTTCCTGTAGAGTATGAACAAGAATTCATACGTAACCCAGAAAAAGCTATGAGAGACTTAGGCGCTAGACCGTCTGTCTCGATTCAAGGTTTCTTTCGTGACCCAAGTATTATTAAAGGAAATTCAAATAAAACTAGAAGACACCCTTGGAGTCCACAAAAACGAGATTTTCACGATTGGTTTCATAATATCAAAGGTACACCAGAATACGACAACGACCGCTATTATATACACGTTGACTTAGGTATGCATAAAGAGGGCAAGGGCGACAAGACAGGATTCGCAATGGGTAAACTAGCTGGTTGGAGAAAATACCAGTTGGCAAATGGCAGAATGGAAAAAAGACCACTTATTTATATTGCCTACATACATCGTATCGAAGCAGCAACAATTAGACACGAAATCAAATTTGAAGATATTCGCAAACGTATTTACAGACTTAGAGAGATAGGTTGGAATATTTCTACGGTAAGTATGGACGGTTTTCAAAGTGTTGACTCTAGGCAAATACTACAACAAGCAGGGTTTAAAGCAGAACTGTTATCGGTAGACCGTACACCAGAACCATATTATACGATGAAGGAGGCTATCTTGGAAGATAGACTAGACTATTACAACTACGAACCATTTATCGACGAATGCCAACAATTAGAAGAAATCAAGGGTAATAAAATAGACCACCCCTCACATGGTTGTTTGCTTGGTAATACTAAAATTAGAATTAATATCAAGAAAAAAGGTCACCCTAACTACATGACCATCAAACAGTTAGCTGAGCTTGGTGCAGACAATGAATTTCCAGTAATGACATGGAATGGTAAAAGAACTGTTTGGGCTACAGGTTACAACGCTCACAAAACGAAAACGGTTAGAAAGATAGTTAGAGTGTTGTTTGATACAGACCCAACCCATTTTGTTGATTGTACAGAAGACCATTTATTTCTCATGCTTGATGGAACGTATAGGCAAGCCAAAGACATAAAAAAAGGTGACCGTTTAATGACGGTTATTAAAAAATGGATTAATTGGAAAGTAGTACGTAAAGTCAGAAGCGTTAGAGAATATAGCGGTGAATTTGATGTATATGATATAACAGTACCAAAGACTCAGAATTTTGCTCTCACGTGCGGTATCTTTGCACACAACTCAAAAGATGCTGCCGATGCAGTTGCAGGGGTTTGTTATCATGTATCAAAATTTAAGCCAGGAACAGGTATCCTTGGCGCAAGCGTAGATTAAGGAGAAAAAATGAACATTTTTCAGAAAACATTACTGAACATAGCACTTAAAGACCAAAGCGTAAAAACCGAAATTAACAAAGCGGTTATTGAGCAGTCAAAGAAAATTGCAGATAAAGATTTGGCTGAAAAAGTAAACAAGCTATCAACTAGAATAGAGCAGGATTTAAGCAACATACAAAAGCGTAGATATATTACCAACTATTCTGGTGAACAGTTTCAAGCAAAACAATACCCAAGTGGTAAAAACTATTCAACACTACAGACTCTATTTAGTGAATCTCCTGGAGCTACCCAATGCTCTGACAGAATCATAGAGGCTGTATTGAGTACTGGATATACAATTGATAAAGTCAAAGGTGAATATGCAAAAAAATCAGACCTAAAAACGTTGCTTAAATTTTTTGATAGAGTTAACCAAGAAGACGAAACTATAGAGGATCTTGTTGGCGCTGGTATTGAAAATTTGCTGTGTTACGGCAACTGGTTTACTGAAAAAGTACCAACTAAAAAAGGTGCTTCAAGTAAAAAAATGCAAGGTAATATCGCTGAAATATATAATCTTGACACTACAAAAATTAATATTCTAGTAGACGATGCAAAACGCAAATCTGGAGTTAATTTTAGAATGGGATATGAACGTAAGACAGATTTTGGTGGAACAATCATTTACGAACTCGAAGAAATTATACACATGAAAATGCGCTCTCGTAATGCTAACCTTTACGGTAACGCAGTACTTGAAAATAATTCTTCGGTGCTGATGATGGTTATTCAAGCCCTACAGTACAACAATAGCATTTTGTCTAATGGTGGTTTTATACCATTTCAAATTAACCTTCCTGAAGAATCTAACGAAACTGATGCTGAACAAGTAAGCGCTTATATAGAAAAAAACCACATGGGCGCTGGTAATGCAGGAAAACCAATCGTAGCCTTTAAGGGTGCTAAAATTGAAAATCTTGGTATCTCACCTAGCGATCTACAGTACCTAGACTTGCTTGAGTTTGGTCTAAGACAGGTAGCAGGTATGTTTGGTGTGCCACTTATCTTAATTGCTATTCCAGAGGGTTCTAATAGAGCTGTAAGTGCAGAATCACGTAAAGCGTTCTATATGTCTAAAATCTTTCCTATGCGTGACCGTATCTCAGCTGGTGTAACAAACAAAATTATTCGTGATGGTTTTGGTATAGAAGGTTGGAAGTTTAACTTCAAATCTGCTGGTCTTGAAGAAAGTGAATCAGCTCGTAGAGACATTATGAACGGTTTTAGAACTGGTTTGTATTCATACAACGAAGCTCGTATGAAAATAGGTTTACAACCAATTGCAGACAACTGGGCTGATGAACGTTATCTTGTCGGTTCTAAGAACGATTTCGTTATAGCGATTGAAAACGCTATCATTGAAAAATTGCCAACGGCTACACCTAAAAAACCTAGTAATACACCACAAGACGCAGCAGAGCCAGAATCAACAAGAACTCAAGGAGAAGGTGCTGACGAAAACGATCAATAATAGGAGATTGTATGGTTACGATCATAGTACCAAAAGCGAAAAAGATTGAGCAAGAGCCAGAAGAAATAAACGAAGACTCAATCAAGTGTTCTGTTTGTGGTAGAGAAACCGTGTTCGGTCTAAGAAAAAAAATACAACATAAAGATAAGCTCGGCAGGGTTGAACATACAGAGTATCAGTATGTTTGTTTGATGTGTGTTTCGAAGGGTAAGTTTGTCTAGAATAATAGCTAAGGAGTACAAATGAAAATACTCATGTATGGCGACTATGTTCGTCAGAAAAGTGGTTTTGCACGTGAACTAAAAAACATCTACCCATTTTTTCAAGAGGCTGGTCACGAAGTAGCTCAAGTAGGACTTGGCTATACTGGCTTACCTATAGAAACCAAATTGCGAGTTTACCCGACTAAACTTACCACGACAAAAACTCGTTGGGCTGCACCAGTGCTAGAATATGCCATTGCTGATTTTAAGCCAGATATAGTATTCACTCTACAAGATTACTATGTCATGGGGGCTATTGCGTTTGAGCTTGCCAATCCAGGTTCTTTTAAGTGGGTTCACTGGGGTGTTGCTGATAGTGAGGGTTTGTCATTTCTTGCACGTGAAGGCGTCAAATGGGTTCACCAACACGTGTTTCATACAGAGTTTAACAAGAAACAAATACAAAGCTTTTATCCAAAGATTGATGGCGAAGTGATCTACTCACCACTTGACCCTAATTTTAAGCAACTCGATAAAAAAGAATTTAGAGAAAGGTATAAGATAGGTAACGCAGACGTTTTTGTCTGCACGGCAAGACCACAAGAACGCAAGCTGATACCATCGTTGCTAGAATCTTTTAAAATTATGCTTAAAACTAACAAAAAGTTAGTGTTGATTTTATCTGTCGGTTCTCACAAAATTACAAATGACAAAGGAAAAGATGTAGGAACAATGCTTGAAAAATACATCTCTAATTTTGGCTTGCAAGATAACGTTATTATTCCAAGGTCTGCAAACGAAAAAAACATTTCAGATGAAATATTAAACATCCAATACAATTTAGCAGATATAAACATTCTGTGCAGTTCTGGTGAGGGCTTTGGATTGCCCTACATAGAGGCTGCCGCTTGTGGTGTGCCAAGTATCGGTGTTGCTCACTCTGCCTGTAAAGAATTATGTGAACAAGTTGGCTGGACTATACCTAAAACCCAAGCTGTTTACACATATGATGGTTGCAAGGGCTATCTATACGACCCACAAGTACTAGCAGACAAATGTTTAGAATTATTAACTGACAAAAAAGCTATAGAAAAACGAGGCAAAGAAGCTAAAAAGTTTGTGGAACAATGTCAACCGAAAATAATAGCAAATAAATTGTTAAAAGTATTTGAAGATACTCTTAAAAACGATAAAAAGAATTATGCAAAAGGAACATAATGGCAATAACAACTGACACTTCTTATAGAGAAAAAACAACTTTCGGTTTATATCACGACGGTTATTTTAAGGTTGGTGATACTGGCTTTTTCAAAAGAGAGAGCGTCAACTTCTATATTTTAAAAATTGATGGAAAGGTTTATGAAATTTGTGTACCAGATAATACACCAGTGATAGAGTTACCAGTTGACGAACAATTGTATATGGTCATCAAGTTCAAACTAGACATCAAAGATTGCTTAACTAGAGAGATAGAATGGTAAGCATAATAATTCCACATCTTAATAACAAAGAGTATCTAAAACAATGCCTAGAGTCACTGGTACGTACCACAGATGACTTTGAGCTGATAATTGTTGATAATGGCTCTACTGATGGTTCACTTGACTATATCATCAACAGCCCAGAGCTTAAGAAGATAAGCGGTAGGTTGATTTCAAACAACGAAAATAAGGGGTTTGCTATCGCTTGTGACCAAGGCGCTTCTGTTGCCAAGGGCGAATACTTAATCTTTCTTAACAACGACACAATAACCACTTTACATTGGGCTAAGAATATGCTAAAGTGTTATCGTGAAGAAAAAGATGTTGGTATAGTAGGTTCTAAGCTTATACACCCAGGAACTGGCAACATTCAACACGCTGGCGTTGTGCCTTTACAAAACAATATGCCGTATCACATCTACTTTGGCAAACCAAGTGATTTTTTACTTGCCAATAAGAGAAAAGAGTACTTTGCAGTTACAGGTGCATGTATGCTCATTTCTAAAAAGTTATTTGATGAGATGGGTGGATTTGACGATAGATATTGGTGTGGATGGGAAGATATAGACCTGTGCAATAAAGTAAAAAAAGCAGGTTACAAAATATTCTACGAACCAACTTCTGTAGTGTACCACTACGAAGGCAGAACCGATGGAAGATACTCTAAAGAAGCAGAGAATTATAATTTATATATTCAAACTTGGATACTAGGAGGTAAAAATGGGTTATGATATCAAGCAACAACATAGGATGAAGGTTTATCTAAATGGTAAATTTTTGTGTGTGGTTGATGGTTTCGAATACGAGCAGCAAGCTCTCATAAAAAGCAAACAAGAAACCGTGTTAAGACTTGTAAAAAACAGCAAGGTTGATGTTAAAGAACGCAACCAACAAGAAAAAGAAAGAGCCGAAAACGCATACGATAAGTTCTTTAAAGAAACGGTTAAAAAAGTAAGAGACCCGAAATATCATATTACTCTTTAGGGGAAAGTATGGCTAAAGATTGTAGCATTCCAGAAGAAGATGCAACGTTAATAAAAAATCTCGTTTCAAAAAAGAGTCCTAAGAAAAAAAGCTCACCACTAGTTGAAGCAAAGATTACCACTCCAAAGGTCAAAAAACCCAAGCTAATAACTCTCAATACTAGAATTGATAAGTTACTTGAAACAACTGATGAAAAAGTTGAGCTTAAAAAAGGCATCAAAGAACTAATAGAACGAGTTACGCATCCTGAATCTTTTTGTCCTGATTGTGACGAACGTACTTTTTATACCGATGGTGTGTATTCTTGTATTAACTGTGGTTGGACTGGTGAAGAAACGGCTATAATTGCACCACCAACACGTAAAAAAAAAGTAGCACCTAAAAATATAAGAAATCTTGTAGACCAAATGAAAAGTGGAAAACCAACGCAAGCACCTGCGTCAGAAGATGAAAAAATATTAAGAGCAATGGATAAGAATATCGGTCCTAATGTAAACTGGAGCTAGTAGAACCTTTGTACTTTAACAACACGCACCGAACCTTAGCCAGAGTAGTCTGGTCGAATGGAGGTAGTAATGTACGAATTAAATGTACTTGTAAATGGTAAACCAATTAAAAAAGTACTTTAAAGATGAAGTGGCTTATGTTGTAGCCAAGAAAAACAGCATATACACGATTGAGTTTAAGAATAAAACTTGCAATAGAGTTTTAACAAATATAACAGTAGACGGTAGGTCTGTCATGGATGGAGAATTAGGAAATATCAATGACCACAAGGGTTATGTTGTCGAACCATTTAAAACTTTAAAAGTTGATGGTTGGCGTGAATCGCTCGATGGTGTTGGTGAATTTGTTTTTACTCGTAAGAACAAATCGTATTCAAAAAAACTAGGTAGCCCTCAAGAATGTGGTGTCGTAGCCTGTGCAGTATACAAAGCAAAAAAAACTAGTAAAACAACTTATGGCATAACAAGAAACGTACCGTACGAGATGACTTGGTACACAAACGCATCTCATAGCAACATAGGACTAGTAAACGATGGAGCTTATGGAGATCCAGATACAGTTTGTTGTTTTTCTGGTTGTAGCATTACAGCTGATGAATTAGAACCTATTAATAAACAGCAAGCAGGTACAGGGTATGGAAAGACAATCAACAGCAAAGTAGATACCGTCTCATTTCAATCAGAATCAAGACCTGATGAAATTCTATCTATCTATTATGACTTCTACGAAGAATTAAAGCGTAAAAAGGTGATACCAAATCACAAAATAGATAAGGTTTACGTTCACAATGGTTTTCCAATGGGATTTTGTAAACCACCCAAGAATAGAAATTAATTAATTTAATCGGTGCGTGTTGTTAAGGGAGCAAACTATGAACATGTTTAGTAAAAAATCTACTCTTACTATTGATGGCAAGAAGCACGTCGTATATAAAAACACCATGCCTAAATCACTAAAAGATTTTATTTTAAATTTTACTTTTGACCCTAAAATAGAAAAATTATGGGAAATAGACGACAACGGTAAAACTCCTGATAATATCAAATTTTACCTTATGAAAGCATACGAACTAGGATATAAAGATTCAAAGAAAGGTAAAGAATGCTAGGTATAGGTATCATAGCTTGGAATAGAAGTAATTATTTAAAACTAATGCTCGAATCGTTAAGTAAGAACGATTTAACAGATATAGAAATACACCTATTTCAAGATGGACATATTTGTAAATTTACTGGTAAAGAAGTAACAATGAAGCAAAGCATAGACGATAGCGTTGCCGTGTTTGAAGAAATCATGCCAAGGGGTACTGTTCATAAAAGAGGTTTAAACGTATCGGTAGCAATTAACGAATACGAGGCTCTACAATTTCTAAGCAACACGTACGAGAAGTTTATCTTCATGGAAGAAGATGTGGTTGTAAGCCCCTTTTTTATACCACTGATACTAAACGCTTTAGATTTTACAAAAGATACTGACATCGCCACTGTCTCTCCTGGATTTCAAAAACTTGGTGAAGAAGTAAATGAAATAAAGATAATTAACGGTCATTTCTGGGTTGAAGCAATCTGGAGTAAAAAGTGGCTTAAAGTAGAAAAGTATTATCATAAATATTACGATATAGTTAAAAATAAACCGTACAACAAAAGAGACGAGAATAAAATTAAAGAACTATTCAACAAACATGAGTACGCCTTTAGTGTAACGTCACAAGACGCTGGAAAAGACTTTGCAATACATGAAGCAAATATGAAAAGGGCTAGATTCGTTGTTAACAGGGCTACAGGCATAGGTATTTCTGGGTTACACAACAACCCAGAAAAAGCAAAAAGAAATGGCGATTGTCACAAATCAATTTATACAAATTCAGCAGATAAAGTAATTAAAGAATTTATTATTAAGTGAAAAAAATGTACAAAACAATAGTGTTGGATTGGGAAAATATTGATTGGGAAAAACAAGATGTCTTATTGGCTAAAAAGCTAGGAGTAAGTAGGGAACGGGTAAGACAAGTCAGAAAAAGGTTGGGTAAACCTAGACCAATAAATTATAACAAGCATACTGGTACGACAGTTCAAAAACGAATTATGGCATTAGATACAACCAATAAAACAAGAAAAGAAATTGCAGAAATAGTTGGTTGTAGCATGAATAGCGTCAGTGTACACATCAACAGATTAGATAAAAAATTTCTAGACAGACGATTTGAAAGTAAATACGATTGGAAATCACTTACCGAAGAAGATTACAAAACGAAGACAGATAAAGAAATCGCAAAAATATTAGGCGTTAAAAATGTTATGGTTGTATCTGGTTGGCGTTTTCGCCATTGTATAAAAAAATATAAAAATAGAGGTAGATAGATGCTAGAAATAAAGTTCCGAGTTTGGGATGCGACCGACAAATTAATGACCGAACCATTTACGCTTGGCAACCTACAGGATAGGGAACAATTTAACTTCACGAATGGTGATTATCTTGGTGCAACCGAGTTCGGTTTAGAAGCAAAAGGAAGAATCCCCATGCAATACATAGGACGCAAGGATAAGAACGGCATAGAGATATACGAGGATGATATTGTGAGAGACCACAACGGGATTGGGGAAGTAGTATGGTCGGCAAGTGGCGCAGCCTACCGAGTTTCATATGGAAATGGAACAGCCAAATGGTTCTATGACTACACGCTACGTGGAGAGAGAGAATCAATTTTAGTCATCGGTAATAAACACGAGAACCCTGAGCTAAGGGAGGACAAATGAGAGAGATAAAGTTCCGAGGAAAACGAATAGATAACGGAGAATGGGTATACGGGTACTATGTCAAAGGTTCCATAAATCACTGCATATTACCAGATTTAGGTGGAATGCTATGGGAAGTAGCCCCAGAAACAGTCGGACAATACACAGGACTCAAGGATAAGAACGGTACAGAAATATACAAAGGGGATATTGTAAAAATACACAACTTGGCTAATGATTGGGACGAAGAACCTGATCTTGATTGGCGCATCTTGAAAGTAATATGGAATAGGCTTACTTTTGGTTTAAGTAATTCTGTTTTGTATCAACCATTAACCGACTACAATCAGGCAACGGCAGAACCATATGACATAGAAAAGCTCGGCAATATCCATGAGAACCCAGAACTAAGGAAACAAGTCTTAAATCATTAAGGAGATAAAATGGCGAAAGGAAAAAACAAGCAGAAAAAAGACAAGAAAAAGCCAGCTAAGCTTTCGCTTAAAGAAAAAAGAAGAAAGAGAAAAAAGAAAAAAGACAAGAATAAAAACTCAGTTATAAATGAGGTATGAAATGGTTGTTGGATACGCATACGTGGTAGCAGATTTAATTCACATAGGTCACTTAAAGCATTTGACAGCATGTAAGGGTTTGTGCGACAAGTTAGTTGTGGGTGTGCTAACAGATGGCGCAACAATGGAGAGAAAAGTAAAGCCCATAGTTTCATTTGGCGAACGTCTAGAAATGATAAAACAGCTAAAATGCGTTGACGTAGCAGTGAAGCAAGAAGATTATTCGCCACTACCAAACGCAAAGCAACTAGAGCCTGATGTTTTGTTTGAAAGCACAAGCCATACAGAAAAAGACTTAGAGAATGCAAAGCTTATAGTAAAAGAATACGGTGGAAGAGTAATTGCCATGCCTTATTATGCAGGGCAAACAAGCACTTCTATCAAGAATAAAGTTCTAAAGAACTGGCAGCATAAAGAAAATAGCTATTAATTTTTTAAAATTCGAGGGTTCACATGACAAGTCATAAATTGTCTGCAACGAAAAGTATTATCTGGCGTATCATGGGCGTAGTTGTTCTGGCGGCAGTAACGTATTTCTACACCAGGAAATGGATTACAACCACCTACATCACGTTCGTACACCACGCTACATTCTTGTTTGTATTCTATGCACACGAGAGGCTTTGGCTCAAATTGAAAAATCCCATTGATAAATTGAGAAAAGTGGCAAAAGCTATAACTTACGAAATCATACTAGGCATGGGTCTTGGTGGTTCAATAGTTTATCTGTTCACTGGTTCTTGGAGTAAAGTAACCGCAATTACAGGTACTTATACAGTAATTAAACTAATCATGTACTACCTGAACGAAAAGGTTTGGGAAAAGCTGGAGAAATAAATGAAAAAAAAGATTACAGTCATAATACCGTGTCACAAGAGATTCAAGAACTTAGAAAGAATCATACGGGCATGGCATAAGCAATACAAAGTAAACGAAGTTATCGTAATGGATAATTCTGGTTCGTTCAGAACGGACATATCAGATACTCTCGTTATGAGTGCTTCTAGAAATTTAGGTCCACAGGCTAAATACGCAATAGCACAGTTCGCTAAAAACGATACTGTGCTATTTGCTGATGATGATGTATTACCTGGAAATAATCTTACTGGTCAGCTGTTAAAATATTACAACAACAATATTGTCGGCATAATGGGAAAAGTATTTACTGGCGATACATACTACGAAGCGACTGGGTATCGTGGTTGGAACATTGAAGAACCTGTCGCAGTAGACTATATTTGTGGTCTAGTAATGCTGACAAATAAAAGAACAGATATAGATATTAGTAAATGCCCATCTAAATACATTGATGATTGGTGGTTCCAAACAGAAATAAAGTTAGCAAATTACGTAACTGCTTTTAAGACTAGAGGGCAACCTCTCTTAGAAAAAATGCCTTTAATAGTACCACCACTGACAAAAGATTGTTGTCATATATTGCCTGAAAATAAAGACGAAAACGCACTACATCTAACAAAAGAATTGCGAGAAATACGTGAAGAATACTTTTTAAAATGGGTGAAAAATGACTACAGCTAGATTAACTGAAGATTTTATAGTAGGCGAGCATCAAAGACCTTTTGACTACAGACTAGCCTCTTTCAATAGAAAGAATCTAATTGGCGCAGAAATAGGCGTATATAAAGGCGGTCATGCTAGTGAATTACTTAAAAGATTTAGTATAGAAACATTGTTCTTGATAGACCCATGGACTGACTATGAAGACTACTCAGACATAACAAAAAAAGAAAAAGTTGGACCAGCTTATGACTTTGTAGTAGAAAGATTCAATGTTCTCGATAACACTCTTCTAATTAAAGACTTCTCAGATAGTGCGGTACTTAATTTTGAAGATGAGTCACTTAATTTTGTTTACATAGACGGCAATCACGAATATAGGTACGTAAAAAAAGACATAGAGTTATGGTATCCTAAAGTCAAAAAAGGTGGTCTGATTGGTGGACATGATTTCTGCAAAGATTTCGAGGGCATACAAAAAGCTGTCAGAGAATTCTGCGATGAACGTGTCATCATGTATGAAGTTCTTGGTAAAAAACAGTTCCCTAATTACACACATAACAACGATTGGATGTTTATAAAATGAGCCTACCTCCATTTAGTAAGAAAATATATCAAAGACCGTTCGACTTTTTACTTAAAGACAAAGATTTAGTCGGAGCAGAGATTGGTATATGGCGAGGTTATCATGCATTTTTCATGCTTCAAGTAATGGATATAAAAAAGATAAGTTTGATTGACCCTTGGATTGACTATTCGGGATATAATGGTGATGATTCGTTTGAATACACAGAAATTTTTCTACAAGACTACTGTGAAAAAATAGACGTTGTAAGAAAAACATCTAAGGAAGCTTGTGTTTTATTTGAAGACGAGTCTCTGGACTTCGTTTACTTAGATGGCAACCATAATTACGAACACATTGAAGAAGATATTCGTTTGTGGACACCAAAAGTAAAAATTGGTGGTATAATATCAGGACATGATTACGATGGCGCTTTTAGCGGCGTAGTTAAAGCAGTAGACGAATATTGCACCAAGCACAGTATCAATTTCGAAGTTCGGGGTAAAAAAGATTTTGACTATTACGATTGTTTTGCTGATTGGGCTTTTAAGAAAAATGGTTTAATTAAGGAATGGAATTACTATGAGAATGATAACAGCGCTACACAAAAAACATGAAAATAAAGGAGCTTGGATAGCAGGTTCAGACCCTACTCTCGATGGCTATCCAGATGATTTCTTTGATGATAAACTTTCAATTACGCTTCATCTAGCTCATCTCAAATTTCCTAATGCTACGTATCACTATGCAAACGAAATGGATAGAGTCACATACTTAAACGAACGTGACGAAAACTACAAAAATAAAACTTGTATATTCGCTTACCCGTTCTATGGAAAAAGTGGCAAAAACTCACTAGAAATAATCAAAGATTTCAAAGACGTATACCACGTAAAATTAGTACCTTACCCACCCAACAAAGACCCCAACGATATCTTCAGAGAAATAGGCGTACAAGCCATGGAAGATCAAGTAGAATCGGCTAAAAACGCTACAATAGATACTTTTGGTGGAAATGGTACGTGTTTACACGTTTGTTTGTATACCGCAATTATGATGGGTTGTAATCCTATCTACATCATAGGTAGTAATCACGCAACAATAAAAGGAAAAGACCATTTCGGTAACATGCAAGAAGTTGATAAAAAGATGCGACCAAAGACAGACATTTTCTCATCTGTTCGTGGCGATAGAATGAATCGTGGCACATATGCAATCATGGAAAGAGCACAAGACCTAGGTGTAATTATTATAAGGTACAAAAACTATGAACAATATTTGTATCTCAATTCGTAGTCTTAAAAGAGTAGACTATTTGAAAAGATGTCTTGATTCTTTGAAGAAAAATGCTGACGTTGATAAGGTTGATTTCTTCTTGGTACAGGATGGTTTTTACAATATCTTTTCTCAAAAAGAATACGCAACAATAGAAGAAGTAGCAGCCTCTGAAACTTTGTTGAGAAATTCTGGTCTTCCTAACGTTGAGGTTCTTAGATGTATGGGTAATTGTGGCGCAGCATACATGAAAAAACTTCAATTGGTTACACTATTTGAAGGGTTTGACTATGACTACGTGGTTCTAATAGACAATGATGTCGAGGTTAACCCTTATTTTATCAAGACGCATTTAGCCCTCTACGATCAGTTTAAAAACAACCTTGAGATAGCTTCTGTACAAACCAGTTTTCGTCATACTGGAGACAACTTTCAATCTCTTGAAGAAGCTAAAATACTAGAAGATGAAGTAGCATTTGGTTTTTCACATCGTTGTGAAATAGGCTTGTTTAAACGTACATGGGATAAGATAGAAAAACAAATGAGATGCTATTGGAACACTTCAAGCACTTGTGATTTTAGAGAACTACTTTACAACCAAGAAGTTTACAAATCAGAACGTGAGAAGATTATGAAAGTTTATAATACTGAACATTGTGATTTCGCTTTAGAAAAATCTATCGGCAGGGCTGGTTATGAGGGAATTCATACAAAAACACTCAGGTATAAAATAATAGGCGAGAAGGGTATGTACAGCTTTAGAGAATCCAGGTTTAAATCTCAAGGATTCAACAAGGTACAGCTACATGATATTGGCAACGTTGACCACTACACCTTAGTTGATGATTTCTATGAAAATATTGCTTTTATGGATAAACACCTATGAAACAACGCATAACAGAAGAACAATGGAACGAGCTAACCAAAGAAGACAAGGCAGTACTTGGCGAACCGTCAGCCGTGTTTGACTTGGATATAGGGTGGTACAAGATGTACCCCTCTATCGGGCAGATGATAGAGTTTTTAGGTGATGAGTATATCTATGCACTTTACTGTCACGATGGGCACGCTGTTTATCTAAACATAAAAGCAGATAGTGTTTGCGATGCTCTCTTTGAATCTGTTAAGGAGATGCTGAGCAATGAAAATTAACGCATTTTTACTAAACTATAATCGACCAGAAACCTTTGACATTGTGTTGGACTCTCTTAAAAACCAGACGGAAAAGTTCAACGAAATCTACGTTATAAACAACAACCCAGAAGTAAACATTCAACGAGACGGTGTGACTTGTATAAATATGAGTAAAAACATGGGGTGCAGAATACGTCATGCGATAGCCCTTGCAACAGATTGTGACTACTGCCTTTTTGTAGATGATGACGTTAAGCTAAATCCAAAAGCCTTATCTAATTTCTTAGATTTCGCCGACTTGTATCCAAATTCAATACTTGGTTATTATGGGCGTAATATTATCCCAAACGATTTTTATTCTCTGCATCGTGACAATTTTTTTACTAAAGTTGAAAAAAAAGTAGACATAATTCTAGGCATGGTACACTTCTGCAAAAAAGAGCACCTTATGAATTCTTTTGACGTAGAACTACATGCCAAACTTACAAGTAAAGAAGATGATATCATTTTAAGCATGTCAAACTATAAAAACTATGTAATTCCATACCATCAAGAATCTGCACCTATACCACTAGCGTCTAATGAAAAAGGAATAAGTTCATCTCCACAACATTTACAAAATAGAAAAGATGCTGTCAAACAATTATCGGAATATAAAAAATGATGCAGAAAAATAAAGATTGGATAATTAAAAACCTTAAAAAGATGAATTTTGGTGATACCCCAAAACACAAACAAGTAATGGATCTTGGTAGCCTCGATGTAAATGGAAACATAAAAGATTTATTTGACGAAGATTGGGATTATATCGGTGTAGATATGAGAGAAGGTCTTAACGTAGACGTGGTTTGTAATGCACAAGATTTACTGTTTGAAGATGGTAAATTTGATTTGGTAGTTTGTTTAGACATGTTAGAACACGACACAAACCCTTTCGTGTCAGCAGAAGAAATAATTAGAGTAGTAAAACCAAAGGGCTATGTATTAATTGCTGCTTCTGGTATTAATTTTGCTAAACATGAACACCCGAATGATTATTGGAGATTTACAAAAGAGGGGCTAGAACTTTTATTTAAAGAATTAAAAACAATAGAATCTGAAATAGTTGGTAGCGAAACATATTATTTTGGTATAAAGGAGAAAAAATGCGAGTAGGTTGTTATGCAGAACATGCTCATACAGTTGGTGGTGGCACAATTCACACAGTTAAGTTTCTTGAATACTTAACCAAATATTACGACGTTGATTTACTCATACTACCTAATAAACAGATACCAATAAGAACAAATAGCTGGTATCAAAGAAATTGTGGAATTGATACTAGCAAAATAAATATTATCAAATATAAAACTGGTTGCGAGTCAAATTATGATATTTGGATAAGTGCTTGGCACTCAGCTTGTAAACAAAGTAACTTTACAAAAAATAAATTTGATATTGTTTGGTTTCCTATTGTGCAACAAAACACAGATGGTTTTACTGTCGTTGCCAACAGTAAATACACCCAAAAACATATTAAGAAAAATTGGGGTGTAGATTCAACCGTAATCTATCCACCAACAACCCTTTTCAAACCGTATGCAAAAAAAGAAAAGATAATCATGCATGTAAGCAGATTCGACATACGCAACGATGCTTCTGATAAAGGGCATGACCATATGCTTAAGGCTTTTAAGCCTCTTAATAAGCTAGGCTGGAAATTGGTAATGGCTGGCACTACAAACCTTGGAACAGTTGAAAAAAGAGCTAAAGAATATCTTAAAACTCTACAAGAATATGTCAAAAAAAATAAACTGAATGTAGAATTTATTGTAAACAGTTCTTCTGCTGAATTAAGAACTTGGTTTGAACGTGCCTCTATCTACTGGCATTGTTCTGGCTACAAACACTCTCAACCAAGCGCAGCCGAACACTTTGGTCTAACCATTATCGAAGCTATGTCTACAGGGGCTATACCAGTTTGTTACAAAGTTGGCGGTCCTTCAGAAATTATTGAACATGGCAAATCTGGATACTTATTTAGCAATATAAAAAATATGACAAAATACACCAAACAATTAATTGATAATCCAAAACTATTAAAAACACTTTCTGTGCAAGCATCTAAACGCAGTTAATCCTTCTGTGAAGAAAAATCACGTGATTCATGGGTATCTCTGGTAACAGAAAGCAAAGATGTAACCATTGTCATCGGCACGCATAACAACTATAAATATATAAAAAGTTGCTTTGATTCTATTAGAAAATACACGCCAACTGGATATAAGTTAATAATTATAAACAATGGTAGCACTGATAAAACTAAAAAGTATCTTGATTCGTTAAAATTAGATAATTTAAAAGTTATCCATAATAAAATCAATAAATCGTATGCAGCGTTTAATAATCAAGGCTTAAAATTAGTAAAAACAAAGTACGTGCTTTTCTTGAACGACGATACCATAGCGCATGAAAATTGGTTACAGCCGTTAACCAATGCCATGCATTATGAAAAAGCAGGTGCTATAGGGGCAAGGTTGTTATACCCAAACGGTACAATTCAACACGATGGTATGACTTTTAACAAAGATTGGATACCAAAGCATACACTATTAGGAACAAAACCAAACAAAGATAAAGAAACTTCACAAGTTGAATGTATAACTGGTGCTTGCTTACTAACCCTTACTAGCTTAGCTGGTTTTGATGAACAATATAAAAAAGGATACTTCGAAGACAGCGACTACATCGTAAAGCTTATAGAAAATGGATATAAAATATACATTGCTAGAGAAAGTATCTTGACCCATTACGAAGGAATGACAATGGGTAGAAACAAAAAAGAAACTAAGAAAGTTGAACTTATAAATAGAACATTATTTCTTGATAGATGGGGTAAGAAATTACCTAAATTAATTAAGCAAATTGAACCAAATGCTTTTTTTGATATACATAAAATGTCAAAAGATGGAGCTAGAAAAGCCCTAAAGGTAAAACTTGCTTCAATGCGTCCTAATGAAAAAGTCAAAGTGCTGGCATATGATTTCAAAATACTCAACGAAAGGTTCTTACAAAGCTTCCAAGAAAGGTACGTTGACTTAATTTATGATTGCAAGTATGGTTTCACCGATATAATATTGCTTGGCATGATGAGAGAACTTGGCTATAAGAATCTATTGATTGATACCAGTAACACAACGCCATTAAACGAACACTTAATTAGAATAAATGCAGAGGCGTAATGAAGAAAACATATACATGCAGAACGTGCGGTCAGCGGTTTCACATCAAGGAAAAAAAGAATTACGTCAAAACAGTTATGCCTAAATGCCCCGTGTGTGGAAGTAGCGAGACATCACTAGAAAAATAAAAATACACTTGACAAAAATTTTGACATAGAATAAGTTATCTACAGACACAACAGCCTATAGTATAGTAAGCATCCTAGCTTGCCCGTACTATAGGTTTTTCTTTATGGAAATTATATATAACTGTGGTTACCATAGACAATTCAGAATTCCAGGAAAAGCAACCAGCAAGCGTTACATTTTTAGAAGAACATTTGTTACAACGGTAGACGATAAAGATGGCACAGAATTTTTAAAGATGACTTCAGACGATATAGGCTGGTGTGAACAGAACGATAAATCAATGCCACCCTTTATGACTTTAGAAGATTGGTGTGCAAACAAGCCTGGAGCTTTTAGAGCACAACAACAGATTTATGACCCAAAAGAATATACAATAGCAATGCATTTATAAAATTAATCAGAGGAGCATATGGCAAAAAAAATCGTTAAAGAAGTCAACTTACAAGAAGTAGCAAAGCACTTCAAGTTTACTTTGCCTATTATAAAAACTAGAGTAGTAAAAAATGGAGATAAAGAAGAACGCTACATAGTTGGCGAAGCTTCTAATACCGAGATTGACTTACAAAAAGACAAAATGTCTCCAGAAGCAATTGATAGCATGGCTAATTCTTTAAAACAACACGCAGTGAAAATGAATGACGACCACGAAAGAGGATGGTCTAGTGAACTAAGCAATGAAATCGAATTAACCGTAACAGATGATTACAGACTTATAGTAGAAGCTAAACTAAATGAGTTTTCAAAATCAAATGACCTCTGGATTGCACTTAATGACCAGAAAAAGGAATTAGGATTGTCAATTGGTGGGTACGTTAAAGAATCAGAAACAGAAAAAACGGCAGGAGAAGGATGGATCACCGTATATAAGAATGTTGATCTTGACCATATTGCCGTTACAGCCTCACCTGCTAATCCAACAACATGGGTTAATGCCATAGCTAAATCGTTGCCTAAACATATTAATAAGGAAGAAGTAATGACAAAACAAACCTCACTGGAAGCTACGGACGTCAAAAAAGACACACCCGAAGCAAAGCCAGAGACTGAGATTGAAGAAACAAAAGAAGAAAAAGTTATTTCTGAAGAAACTGAAACAGTTGAAGCTGAAACAGAAGAAGTGAAAGCCAAAACTGAAGAAGAAGCTTCAAAATCTGAATCAGATGAAGAAGAAGTAGTTGAGGAAGAAACCGAAGAAGAAGTAGTGGTTGAAGAAGAAAAACTAGATGAAGAACCTAAAGAAGAAGCAAAAGAAGAAGAATCTAAGGAAGAACCTGAAGAAAAATCTGAAGAAGAAATTGAAGAAGCAGTAGAAGTAAAGGAAGAAAAAAGTCTAGAAGAATCTGAAGAAGATGTAAAGAAAGACCTATCTACTGGTTATAACATCGTTGATGTTGCCGCTAGTTTAACGTGGGTAGCTTATCTCTTTAAAGAAAGAGGAAAAGACCCAGCACCAGTTATGAAAATCGTTGAAGATTTGAAATTATTGGCATCAGCTGAACTAAGTGAAAAAGAACCAGCCGAAAAGGAAGAAACTAAAAATACAGAAGAACCTTCAGATGAAAATGAAATGAAAAAAGCTCTTGAAAAATTGCTTAGTATTACCAAGACACAAGTAAACGCAATGAAAACAAGAGATTCTCAAATAGTTGAACTATCTAATAAAATTGCAGAAATCGAACAACAACCTGCTGATAGAAAAACAGCAAGTGTTGAAAAATTCGAAAGTAAAGTTTCTGACGACGGTGAAATCAGAATTGATAAACTAACTCTTAAAGAAGCTTTAGAAAAAGTAGAAAAAGATAATCCTTATAGTCAAAACATCTTTGCTATGAGACAAGCCCTTAGAAAAAAGTATGAACAGCATGAACAGATAGTTAACTAACACATACGAGGATTTAAAATGGCTAAAAGCGCCGAAACAATTAAAATTCTTGAAACGATTGAAGAAATTGATAAATCAATTCAAGAAGAAGAAAAGCAACTTCAAGAAGTAGAGAAATCAAGCTTGTCGAGTCAGCTTGACAATATAACTGCACTGCTTGAAAAAACAGTCAGTACATCTACATCAACCACATTTGCTCAACGTGAACACCTTGACAAACAGATGGCTGACGTTACAAAACGTAAGACTCCTATCCTAGACATGCTACCAAAAGTTCCTGCAAATGGATTAACCCACAGCTGGGACATGGTAACTGCTATCGGTAGTACAGACACAGCAACAGCAGAGTGCGGTACTCCACCTGTTAACGAATCAACTATCACTCGTTACTCAGCACAAGTGAAAACTTTTGCTACAAGAGTGGAAGTTTGTGACTTGGCACAGTGGGCTGCAAGTGATTACTACAATCTACAACAACTGCATATCGAACGTGGTCTTCGTAAAATTATGCATGACGTAGAAAAGAAAATTTACTACGGTGACGAAACTGGTACACCAGCCGAGTTTGACGGTATATACAACTTGATCTCAGATTACGCCCCAGCCGGAAACAACATCGACGGTGCTGCTGCTGCTATCACTTTGGCAAAAGTTGATGCCGCTATTCTTGCTGTAACAGAACAAGGTGGACAACCAACTCACTTGGTAATGGGTGCATCTACTCTTAGTACCTTTGCAGACCTATGGGCAAGCAAAGTACTATACAATGACCCAAATGGCAATCAAAGATTCGGTTATAACGTAGCTAAATACATGTCACCTTACGGTGCTGTAGATATCGTTTATGATCCATGGATCACAACAGCAAATGCAATCAGTACAAACAAAGATGCGTTCATCTTGACACTTGATGAAATCGCTCTTGCTCAAACAGAACCTGCTTATAAACTTCCTACATACCGTGCCCTAACTCTTGCTTCAACAGAAACAATTGTTTGGAACGTAGTTCTAGAAGTTAGAGTTCCACATTGGCAGGCAATGATTAGCAACGTTCTTTAGACTGTAGTATAATAGACACGGTACAGAGGGGGGTGTTTTCACCCCCCTTCTATACCAAAATTAATTAAAGTATATAGGAGTAGAAATGGCTAAAGTGATTGTTAAAAGTAGAACTGTGAACAATGCGAGAGTAATTGTTACCCTCGATAAATTTTTTCCAGAACATTTGTTAAAAATTGGGATAAAAGAAGAACGTTACGCAAGTCAGGATTATATTTTCAAACGCTTTCAAGCAATGATGCCACTTGACCACGCAAAACGTTTAATCAAAGAAAGACCAGATGAATTTTATTTAGAAGCAGCAGAGGACACATCTGAGTCTGTAAAAACAAAAATAAAAAAAACAAACGCTAAACTTAAAGAAAGAGTTACTTGGCAAAAATGCCCTGTTTGTGGTAAAGATGATTTCTTAAACAAAGCTGGATACATGGCACACTATCGTGTGAAACACCCAGCAGAATGGTTAGTATTTAAAGCCACTCAAACTAAGTAAAAATCAGGTAAACAATACTATGCCAGCATCTTTTAATTGGAACTGCACGTATGGTACATCTAGCGGTCTTAGCTTTGATTTAGGTGCTAATGGTAGCCTCTTTAACTTCAAAAACTATAACGACTTAACAGATTCGACTGATTATGATGTTTACCCAATTACGGTTGGTGAAAATTCTTATGAAGTCTGGTTACGTGCACACTTTACAGGAACGTTCACAACAATTGGTAATCTACGATTCTATAAAGAATCAGGAGATTTAGAAGGTGGTGAAAATATCAAGTTCAACGGTTTAGCTCAAGAAGTTTATGTTGCCGCTATAAAAACAGATTCAACCGTAGCCACAGACGAAGTACTAGTTGACGAACCAGATACCGCTAACGTAAGTATTGATGGAAGTGCATCTGGTGAATTGACAGAGGCTGGTTATTCTGATTATATTACATTGCAATTACAAACCACTGTTGACGCTGGTCTTGCTGATACAAATGATTTTGTTTTTAAAATTTGTTACGACGAAACTTAAATAGGGGGTAGAAATGCCTGCGAGTTTTCAATGGAATCAAAATTACGGTGCAGATCCAGGAACACCTACAGATATGGGTCTTAGCGGTAATTTGTTTAATTTTAAAAGCATAGACGACCTCACAGCTACCAACTACGCTACATATCCACTTACGGCTGGTAACAATAGTTATGAAATATGGTTAAGAGCGCATTTAACTGGTACTTTTAATTTAATACAAAATCTTCAATTCTGGAAATCAAGTGGTAGCCTTGGCACTGGTGAAGATATGGACTGGGCAGGTGAAGAAACAGCATATGCCACACCAGTTGCTACTGAATCGGTAGTTGCAACTACATCAATACCAACCGAAGATCCAGGAACAGCCAATGTTTCAATTGGAGGTGACTTGGCTGGCAATTTTACGGAGGCTGGATACAGTGACTATATCGTGTTACAACTTCAAACAGTAGCAAGCGCTGAAGCTGGAGATACAGAAACATTTACATTCTCACTTTCTTACGACGAAAATTAATATGAAAATCTCACGTAATAACCCAGAATTCGTTGATTTGATGAAGAAACTTGTTAAAAGTATCCGTGACAAAGATAACGACGCAATAAATAAAAACTTAGACTTATTTCAACAAAAAGATATTGTTATACTCTACAGGCAAAGTAAAGATGAGATACGTTGTTTAATAAAGCACAAACCAGTCATTAGATTTAAAGCATCGGAATTCGAATGAGAGGAAAAAGATTCAACAGCAGACTTAAAAGAAGAATTGATGCAATGATTAGGCACGGGCAATAAAGTTATTTTCTTAAAGCATACAGATTATGGAAGAACTAACGTATATTTGGGAAGCCTTCTATGACGATGGAACTTCTCTTAAACAATTTGACGGAGAAGAACATCATTTCGGTCATATAGACCAATCAAAATTACAATCTTTTGACATTTATCATAAAGATAGCCCACACGATAGGTACTGCGTAGACCTAAACTATGGGTTAATTTATTATAAAGATAACGTCATATACGGTCGAATTGTTAAAAACGAAAATGTTAAACTAATTTATTTTAGACGTGTACAACGTACATTAAACGGTAATCAACCGACAAAAATTACAAACTTTCTAGGATTTTCAGACAAAAATGGAAAACATGTGATTGCAGTATCTGAAAATAGAAAGTATGAAATAATTAATTAAAGTAATACTATGCAAGAAAAGTTTAGTTGTGCAATAATTGTAAAAAACGAAGCCGATACTTTACCTCGGCTTCTTGATTATTTGATAAAATACTGCAACGACATTGTGGTAGTTGATACAGGCTCTACCGATGACACCGTATCAATTGCTAGAAAATATGGTTGTGCCGTAGATGAAGTTGAAGATAAGTTCAAAATACAACCAACCAAACAAAACATTGATGACTTCGCTAAACAATTTGGTTTTTCACCAATATTTGATACCAATGAAAAATACTTCCATTTCTCAAATGCTCGCAATTATGCCTTGACTCTAACAGAAAATGATTGGGTGTTTCAACCAGACGCAGATGAAATACCAGAATGGAATATCGAAGAAGTGTTAAAAGCCTTACCAGACAATGACCATCTAATATATAAGTTTTGTTTTTCACATAACGAAGATGGCTCCTGTGCCCTTGAATTTACCCACAGTAAGTTTTTTCGTAAATCTAAATATCACTGGGTTGGTCAAGTACACGAAGTAGAGCAAAAAAGAGATGGCGTAGAGGTACGAGAAGACGGGTTTTTTGAGCACATTTATCATCACCATTGGCAGAATAAAAAGACTGACCGTACTCACTATCTAGCAGGACTTGAGTTAAGTATTATAAACAACGAGTTGTTAGATAGAAACATGTTTTATCTAGCCCGTGAATATTTATACCAGAAACAATACGAAAAATCACTTATAGTTTTCGATGAAGCACTTAAGATTATGAATTGGAATGCAGAACGAAGCCAAGCTTATATTTTTATGGGGCAATGCTTTAAAGCTTTGAACAATAGAAAACAAGCAGCTATACATTTCTGGAAAGCAATTATAGAATATGAAATGCGCCGTGAGCCATGGTATGAAATGGGTTTATTATTAGAAGAAGACGATCATCTAGAAGAATCAATCGTTTACTATAGTGCTGCCATGGGTGTTGAGTTTAAAGAACATAGCTATCTAAATTCTACATTTCTATACGATGATTTAATACCTAAAAAAATCAAAAGTATTAAGAAGTTACTAAAGGAATAAAATGAAAAAAATAGCAATCGTAGGCTCAAAGGGTTATGTCGGCTCCACTTATAAAAAGCTCTTAGAAAAAAAATATGAAATAGTATGCAAGGACCCAAAAGAACGTGTGCATGTCCCAAAAGAAAAAGTTAACGAATGTGAACTTGTTATCATTTGCGTACCAACACCAATGAAGGAAGATGGCGCTTGCGATATTTTTATGGTAGAAGAAGTTATAAAGTGGCTTAAAACACCTTTAATTCTAATAAAATCAACTATACCTCCAGGTACTACGGAGTCTTTAAAAGCAAAATACGGTAAGAGAATCTGCTTTTCACCAGAATATATTGGTGAAGGTGGATATTTCATACCATTCTGGAAGTATCCTCACCCTACTAATGTCTCTTATCACAGTTTTATGATTATAGGTGGTAAGCCAGAAGATAGAGAAGATATTTTAGATTACTTTTACCCTGTTCTCGGTCCTACAAAAACCTACTATCAAGTAGATTCAACAACGGCAGAATTTATTAAATACATGGAAAATACGGCAATAGCTGTAAGAGTGACGATGTGCAACGAGTTCTATGAATTAGCCAAGACGTTCGGTATTTCATACTCTCAAGCAAGAGAAGGCTTTTTACTAGATGAACGTCAAGATAAAATGTTCACTTGTGTATTTAAACATAAGAGAGGTTTTAGTGGTAAGTGTCTACCAAAAGATGTGAATGAAGTTGTAGCAGCGGCACAAAAAAAAGGTTATAAGCCAGAGTTTATAAAAGAGGTATTAAAAAGCAATGATAGATTCAAAAGTCTCGGTGCTGATCCCAAGCAGAAATGAGCGATTCTTACAAGAAACTGTTGATGGTGTTTTTGAAAAAGCAAAAGGTGACATAGAAGTCATTGTCTATCTTGATGGTTACTGGACCAACCCAGTATTAAAACACGACCCACGCTTAGTTGTTGTACATAAATCAAAAGTGTGCGGTATGCGTTCTGGTATAAACTCTGCCGCTGCTGTCGCAAAAGGTGAATATCTAATGAAACTAGATGGTCACTGTTTGCTTGACGAAGGTTTTGATATGAAACTAAAAGCAGATTGTGAAGATGATTGGGTTGTTATCCCTACACGTAAACGACTTGATGCAGAGAATTGGTGCATACAGGAAACTAAAAAACCTGATATAAACTACCTATATTTGTCATACCCAGACGACCCTAAAGATTGGGGTGGTCCTGGATTACACGGCAGATTATGGCGAACAAAAAACATAGATCCAGAACTTAAAAAAGTCTCGATGGATGAAACTATGAGCTTTCAAGGTTCGTGCTGGTTCTTAAAACGTAACTACTTCTACTATCTAGAACTAATGGACGAAGAAAACTATGGTCCATTCTGGAAAGAAGCTCAAGAAATAGGTCTTAAAGCTTTTCTATCGGGTGGCAAGGTGATGCGAAACAAGAATACTTGGTATGCTCATCTACACAAAGGGAAAAAATACGGCAGGGGTTATCATCTACCTAAGTATATTACAATTAACGCAACATCATATGTTAACGAGTGGCTTAATAAAAAAGTATGGCACAAACAGATACATGATTTTGCTTGGCTTATAGATAAATTTTCACCAGTACCAACTTGGAAAACTAATTGGAAAGAGGATGAAATATGGAAAACATTATGAGAAGTCGTACGGACTTAGCTGTTTACTTTAAGGAACGTGGCTTTAAAATAGGGGCAGAGATAGGTGTAGCAGATGGTAGATATTCTGAAATACTTCTGAAAACAATACCTGGATTAAAGCTGTACTGCGTAGACCCTTGGATGCCATATGAAAAGAATTGGCGTAGCGAAGATTATCAAGAAAAAGCTTATACACAAGCAGTTATAAAACTAGGTGACCATAACTGTGAGATAATACGAAAGACAAGTATAGAGGCTTCTTTTGAAGTACCAGACAAGTCACTAGACTTTGTTTTTATTGATGGAGCACACACGTTCGACCATGTTATGACAGATGTAATTGTCTGGAGTCGTAAGGTCAGAAAAAAGGGTATAGTTGCAGGACATGACTACATGCACTTCACAGATTCAGGTGTGGTAGAAGCAGTTAATAAATATACAGAAATTCATAAACTTGAGCTTAATCTTATCCAACGTAACCAAGAAAATTTTAAGGACGACAAACAACCTTGCTGGTGGTTTGTAAAGAGAGACACATGAACGAACTAGAAGCTAAAACTTTATTCTGGCAAGTAAATGACATTCTAAAAGAAATAGGTCTAAAGTACTCTTTGTATTTTGGTACGTTACTTGGCGCTATACGAGAAAATGGTTTTATCGAAATAGATAAAGACCTTGACCTATATTGCTTAGCAGAAGATTTTGAAGAAAAAAAAGATGAATTACTAAGACTCTTAAAACAGAACGGTTTAATCGTCATTCTAAAATCACACAAAGATGCTGGTTTGAAAATCAAAAGCAAAGAGAGACACTCCGTAAAAGGCTGTGACATTTGCTGTTTTTTTAAAGATGACAAACAAAGATTCTACCCAAAAAATAAAGTAAATCAAAAGATAATCCATCTAGCTGAAGACATAGAGGATATGAAAGAAATAGTTTTTTACGATAGAAAAGTTCTTGTCCCAAAAAACAGTGAAAAAATATTAAAAGATATATACGGTAAAGATTGGCGTATACCTTACAAAGAATACAGATACGAAAATCAATTAAACGTGGCTAAACTATGAGAGACCTGACCATCATTTACTACACTGCGAACTTTATAAAGCCTCATTTCTTTGAGAATACAAAGAAGCAGTTATTAAAAGCCATTGACGGTATCCAAATCATAAGCGTTTCACAAGAACCAATGGACTTAGGTGAAAATATCTGCGTTGGCGATATTGGCAGATGCCATGTAAACATCTACAAACAAGCGTTGATAGGCGCTAAGAAGGCTACAACTAAATATATTGCACTGGCAGAAGATGATGTGTTGTATTCTTATGACCACTTTCACGATAAGCTTCCTAGTAAAACTAAGTTTCTATACAACATACACAAGTGGTCAATTTTTACATGGTCAGACCCACCTGTTTTCTCTTTTAAAAATCGTATCGTAATAAATAGTTTAATAGCTGACAGAGAAGCTTTTATAGAAGCAATAGAAGAACGTTTAAACAAATTCGGTGACAATGAAAAAGTAGGTAACTTTGCTTGGGGAGAGCCAGGAAAGTATGAAAAACAATTAAGGTTGAAAGTAAACGAAACAGAGATTTTTCACAGTGAAGTACCAAACATCGTTTTTTCTCACCCAGAGGCGGTAGGATATGGTCATTTAGGTAAAAAGAAAGCAAAAGGTTTCCCTCGTTTAAAAGAGCTACCCTATTGGGGCAAAGCAGAGGATATTATAAAGGTATACCAACCATGAGAGATTTAAGTATTTTAATTCCAGCAAGACACGAACAGTTTTTAAATAATACCATAGAAAGTATTCTTAAAAATAAACGTGGCAACACCGAAATCATAATCGGTCTAGATGGTGAGTGGGGCACGGAACCTATACCAGACTATGAGGATGTCACTATTCTCTATTACTCAGAATCTATTGGACAAAGAGCAATTACGAATCAATGCGCTAGATTGTCAGATGCTCGCTACTTGATGAAGTTAGACGCTCATTGTTCTTTTGACGAGGGTTTTGATGTTAAGATGATGGCTGAAATGCACGATGATTGGACTATGGTTCCGTTGATGAAGAATCTTCATGCTTTTGATTGGGTTTGCAAAAAATGTGGTGCAAGAAAATACCAAGGTCCTACACCAGAAAAATGCTGGGGAGAAGACTGCGACGGCACTGAATTCGAAAAAGATGTTGTTTGGCAAGGTAAAAAAAGTCCTAATTCAACGTCATATAGGTTTGATAAAACCCTACACTTTCAGTACTGGGGTGGTTATAAAAAGCTACAAAAAGGAGATATTGTAGAAACTCTATCTCTGCAAGGTTCTTGCTGGATGCTAACTAGAGATAAATATTGGGAACTAGACATTTGTGATGAAGGTTATGGTAGCTGGGGTCAGCAAGGTGTTGAGGTAGCTTGTAAAACATGGCTATCGGGTGGAAGACTAGTATGCAACAAAAAGACATGGTATGCACACATGTTTAGAACACAAGGTGGAGACTTCGGCTTTCCCTATAAACTATCTGGTAAAGCAGTAAAGAAAGCTAGAAAATACTCACAAAATATTTGGCTAAACAACAAATGGAATAAACAGATATACCCGTTCTCATGGCTACTTGAAAAATTCTCTCCAGTACCAGATTGGTCTGAAGAAGAAATAAGTAAACTTAAGGAAAAAGAAAAAGGCTTGACGTTTAAAAACAAACCAAAGACTGTAGAAGAAAGCCCACAAGTAACCAAGAACTATATAAAAAAAGGTTTGATATACTACACAGACCATACCGCATCACTTAAAATATCAAAAGAAGTTCAAAACCAATTACTAAGTATAAACCTTCCAATTGTTTCTGCAACCCTAAAACCGATGCCTTGGTTCGGCAAGAATATTCATATAAAAGAGAAACGTGGCTATGCCACTATGTTCAAACAGATACTCGCAGCACTTGAAGCTAGTAACTCTGATGTTGTGTTTTTCTGTGAACATGATGTATTATATCATCGAAGTCACTTTGATTTTATGCCACCACGAAAAGACACATTTTATTACAATGTAAACGTCTGGAAATGGAACACAGAAAAGAAGTACGGTGTCAAGGTAGACGATTGTAGACAAACAAGCGGGCTATGTGCTTACAGAGAGTTACTTTTAGAGCATTATCGTAAAAGAGTTGAACTGGTAAAAAAGAACGGTTTTACAAGGTCTATGGGCTTTGAGCCAGGAACTCATAATAGAAAAGAGCGTGTAGATGATTACAAGTCAGACATTTGGAAATCTAAATCTCCAAACGTAGACATAAGACATAAAAATACTCTAACTTCTTCTCGTTGGAGTAAAGAGCAGTACAGAAACTCAAAGTATACAGTTGGTTGGCAAGAAAGTGCCGAGATATCAGACTGGGATATTTTAAAGAGTTTCTAATATGAACAATTTTCGAAAAGGGTTTGTTGGAATAGTATTAGCTCAACTGTGTTGGTCAACCGTAGAAATTATAGGCACTCTATCTTATAAATCTGGGGCTAATCCAATTACGCTTCTAAGTGTTAGATTCGTAATCGCTTCCATTCTAATGTTTTTGACCATTCTCATATTCAACAGAAAGCTATTCAAGTTCCAATTAAAAGACTTGGGTAGACTATTTGCCTTGAATTCTATTCTATTGGTTCATTTAATAGGATTCTGGTGGGGAATAAAAAATGTTAATCACGTACCAACTGCAATAGGGGTATACTTTACATTTCCTCTTTGGATAGTAGTATTCTCTCGTGTTTTCTTGAAAGAAAAAATAAGCAATACAAAAAAAGTAAGCCTATTCGCCGGAACGGTGGGTGCTTTACTCTTATTGAAAATATTTTCAGGGGTATCTTCTGTTAATATTTTTGGGGCGTTATGTATGTTGACCGCAGCTATAACATGGGCAGCATATACAATGGTTGGGAAAGTAATGTTTAAAAAATATAATCCTTTGACTATTTTGTTTTATAACTTTCTGTTTATAGCAATAATCGTCAATCTGTTGCAACCAGTAGCGGTTACTCTTGGGCAACTTAACCCACAAGCCTTAGTTTATCTATTGTCTTTAGCGGTATTTTCTACTTATGTCGCTTATGTTTTATTCTATTGGGGGTTGAAGTTTATAAAACCATCTACAGTTGGCACTCTAGCTTTAACAAAGCCAGTCATTAGTGTATTCTTGTCGTTTCTAATACTGGGTCAATCGTTGACGGTTGAACAGTTTGTAGGAATGTTGCTTGTGCTTGGAAGTACGTATTTGATAACAGGAGAAAAAGATGGAGCTTAGATATATAAAATATAGTGCAATAGAGCCGAATTGGTTTGCTGCTGACCATGATTTAATTTATGAGAAGCCGACTTTGTTTTGTGGATTTCCTAAGCAGAAGTTTCTGATGCTGACCGGCGATTACGACCCAAGTGAATACTTGATTGTTGAAAATATACCCAAAGATGTTCCAATGATAAGAGTCCCAGTCCCACAGGGAACTAATGCTGGGGTGATAACCTACTTTATCGAGACTGCTAAGATAGATTTACATTTGCCGTTAGGCACAGTGAATAGGAACACTATATCAAGAGCGATGATGGCTGCTACTATAAAAGCGTTAGATATAAAACAGTACGATTGTTTTGTAGAAGAAGATGGTAACGATATCTTGTTTCGAGCAAATGGAAAAGAAAGAAAGTTCTGTGGGTCTTTCTCTAGCGTGTTACAAGGTTTAGATTACTATGCGATGCCTGTAACTTTTCAAATAGATTATGATTTTATGAGAAGTGTTTACAGATTGGATACCGAAAAGATGCTGAGTAAAGAAACACAAGATATCCAAGAAATAGTTATTGGAGTTGATGAGATAAAACCCAATATAGACAGAGATTTGTTTTTGGATACTTTTGCTCAAATTCTAGCTGATCGTTTTGGTTGGGATTTGGTAACTGGAGATTTTACCAAAAAAGAGAAAGATGAATTAGTAAGGTTGGCAGGATAATATGGCTGATGAAATCAATAAACTAGAACTCGTAGCATTAAGGTCTGAACGTAACAAGACCTATGACTTGGGTAATGGTAAAAAGCAACTCGAATGTCATTGCCAGCCTATTCACTATGCAAAGGACGGGCAGTTTGAAGATATAGTTCTTGACTACCAAGATGATGGCGAAGGTAATTTTATAGCTGACAAAAACAAAGTTAGTAGTGGATTTAGACAAGATTTGTCACTAAGTAAGTATTATGGACTTAGATACGATTACGAACACCAGTTTGAATCAACAATCAAATCAGTAAAACTAGACGGAGTAGAACAAGTATCAGTTGGTGGGTTTATTGCAGTTGCCAAGACAACAGATAATACAATATCTCATCAGTTAAATACTGGTATTGAAATAGTAAATAGACTAAACAATGTTAGTTTGAAGAATTTGGTCAAAGTCAACACCAAAATAGAATCATTTGAACTAACGGAAGAATTGCATTTAAAGGGAATGACTTGTTCGAATGAAAAGATTGGAAACGAATATCTTGTTGACGAGCATGGCAGATTTAATTTCGTAAATGAAAAAGATGAACTCAAGTTTTGGATAAACAAGCCGTTTTTCGAAAATAGTAAAGGTCAACACAAACAAAATATAGTTCATACCTTGAAAGAAATTGATGGTCACTTGATTTATGTCAAGACCCCTACCGAATCTGGAAAAGATGATTTACTGTTAGCTAGTTATCCAATACTTATTGATAGTAATACCTATTATAGCAGTACGGCAGATGGTTATATTAAAACTAGTCCAAATGAATCCACATGGGCAGGTTCATATGGAGCAACGACTGGAAGTGTACAAGCGTCTTTAAGTGAAAGTGCATCTTCTATAGGTGCTAGTTACAATAAATATTATTATGTTTATAGAGATTTCTTTTATTTCAATACTTCTAATATTACAACTAATAATGTAGTAACAGGTGCTGTTTTTAGTTTATATGGATATAGTAATACTAGTGCCGTTGTTTGCGTACAGAAAGGGACTCAAGCTGATACCTTAGTTACAGGTGATATAAATAATTTTTCTGGAAATGAATATGGGCATAATAGTAGTTGGGCATCAGAAAGTTATAACGATATTACATTTAATTCAACTGGTGAAACCGATATTGTAAGAGATGGAACAACTAAACTTTGTGCTAGAGAATATACTCATGATTATTTAAATTCTACACCTAGTACGTCTTATTGGGGAGGTTGTTATTTTGCAGATGATACATCTGGAACTAAAGACCCTAAATTAGTCGTAACTTTTGAAGTAGGAGCAGGGTCAGCTTCTCTATCACCTAGCTCTAGTGAATCTCCTAGCCCCTCACCAAGTGAATCTATTAGTACATCACCATCTGCATCTGCATCAGAATCTCATAGCGAAAGTGTCAGTGCTTCTGCTAGTCCATCAGCAGGGCAAGAAGTATTTGGTTATCAAACAATAGGAACTACTGACGAAACAATAGTTAATAATAGCTCTGTTATAGCTTCGAAATTCACTACACTTACAAATAATGGTTATGTTAACAGTATAACTGCTTATTTTTACAATCAATTTAACGCTAATAATGTAAAATGTTTTATTTGCGATTCAAGTGGTAATATTCTCACTGATGGCGTAACTACTACTCAAGGTCAAACAGGTAGTGGGTATTGGTCTGGATGGGTAACTTCAAGTTTTGACCCCGAAAATAGACCATACGTAACAGCTTCAACTGATTATTGGTTGTGTGTAATTCTTGACGGTTTTGAAAATTGTGTTAAATATACCACTATTACAGATAGCAACCAAGGTCTTGTAGACACATCTAATAATTATACTACGCCCACAAACCCTTTAACCAGCAACACACCCAGCGACTTTAAACATTCTATTTTTGCAGTTTATGACATAGCGAGTGGATCTTCGTCTTCTGCATCAGCGTCAGAATCTGCCAGTATAAGTCATTCTGCTAGTAAATCTCCTAGCGAAAGTTCATCTAAGTCTGCTTCAGAATCTGTAAGTGAAAGTCTTAGCGAAAGCGCAAGTGAATCTGCTTCGATTAGTCCAAGTGCTTCTCCTAGTGAAAGTCCTTCTGAGAGTATGTCTGAATCTGCAAGTATTTCACCTAGTTCAAGCATAAGTCCTAGCGAATCAGTAAGCGAATCAATTTCTGAATCAGCTTCCGAGTCTGTAAGTGAGTCGGCTTCTATCTCGCCTTCTTCTTCGACATCACCCAGTGAATCTATCTCTGAGTCTATTTCTGAATCAGTAAGCGAAAGTGTTAGTGAATCTGCCTCTATCAGCCCGTCAGCTAGTACTAGTCCATCAGAATCACCCTCTAAGTCACCCAGTGAATCAGTTAGCGAATCTGTGTCTGAAAGTGCATCTATTAGCCCATCTTCATCTGAATCACCTTCAGAAAGCGTTAGCGAGTCTCTGTCTGAGAGCAGTTCAGAATCAGCTAGTGAAAGTTTGAGCATATCGCCAAGTTCTTCTATAAGTCCTAGCGAATCAGTAAGCGAATCAATTTCTGAATCAGCTTCCGAGTCTGTAAGTGAGTCGGCTTCTATCTCGCCTTCTTCTTCGACATCACCCAGTGAATCTATCTCTGAG